GGTCCGCTGGACGCAGGAGAACGGCGGCAACGGCTCCGACCCGTTCAAGCTGACCGCGGGCGGCATGATCTCGCAGTATTTCAACCCGTTCATGCCCAACGGTGGTCAGATGATTCCCATCATGATCCACCCGAAGGTGCCGCCCGGCACCATCCTCGCGTACTGCGAAGAGCTGCCCGTGTACTACCAGAACAACGAGGTGGCGAACGTGGCCGAGGTGAAGACCCGCCAGGACTACTACCAGATCGACTGGCCGCTGCGCACCCGCCAATACGAAACCGGCGTCTACGCCGAGGAAGTGCTGGCGGTGTATTGCCCGTTCGCGATGGCGACCATCACGAACGTCGCCAACGGCTGATGCCCGAGGCACCGGGCGGCGCCAAAGCGGGCCGCCCGGTCCAAGTCCACAAGCGGAGAACACCATGCGCATGAAAGCACCCGCGGGTTGCACGAGCATCAACTTCGGCGGCGATGTGATCGAGGTGGTCGATGGCTTCGCCACGATCCCGCAAGAGCTGGTTGCGGACGCGACCTCGCACGGCTTCGTTGTCGCCCCCGAGGGCGACACCTTGAGCGACATCGACCTCGCGGCGGAAGCGAAGTTCGCCGAGGTGAAGCGTAGTCGCCGCAAGAAGGGCGCGCCTGATGCGCCGGCCGATGGCGAACAGTCGAAACAGTCCGGTGAACAGCCGCAGGCTGAGGCGCAGCCGGAGCAGCCGCAGCAGGTCGAGCAGGCGCTCGACGGCGGCGAGCAGCCGCAGGCTTAAGCACGAGGGCTGGGCATGGCCGCGGGCGATCTGACCGATCTGGCAACCGTCAAGGGGTGGCTCAGTATGACGGGCACGTCTGACGACGGCCTGCTCGCGTCGCTCATTACGGCCTGCTCTGCCGCCATTCAGAGCTACCTGAACCGCAACTTTGCGCAGCAGGCTTACACCGAGCTGCGCAACGGCACCGGCACGAGCCGCATGGTGGTTGCGAACTACCCGCTCGTGTCGGTGCAATCCGTGCTCGTGAACGGCCAGGCCGTGCAGCAGTCTAGCGATGGATTCACGCAGTACGGGTGGACCTTCGACGACCGCGGCCTGACGATGATCGGCGATGTGTGGGCGCGCGGCACGCGCAACGTGCAGATCATTTACACCGCCGGCTACGCCTCGGTGCCGCTCGACATCGCGCAGACCTGCGCTGAGTGGGTGGCGTTCTGCTACCGCGAGCGCGACCGCATCGGCCACGCGAGCAAGAGCGTGCAAGGCGAGACGACCGCCTACATCACCGCCGCGATGCCGCAGCGCGTGCAGCTCATGCTCTCGCAGTACAAGAAGGTGGTGCCGCTGTGATGCTCACCGCCAAGCTGGTGAACGGCGAAAGCCTGATCGCCAACACCAACGCCTTCACCGCCAAGATGATGGCGCGGCTGCGTGTCATCGTGGCCCGCATCGCCGTCGAAATGGTGGCGCGCGTGAAGGCCGACAAGCTCTCCGATCAGGTTCTGCACGTGCGCACCGGCCGGCTGCGCCGCTCGATCACCTACCGCATGGAAGAGGGGAAGAACACCGCCAAGGCGGTGGTCGGCACGAACCTCGCCTATGGTCGCGCGCAGGAGTACGGCTTCAGCGGCGTCGTCTCGGTGCGCGAGCACATGCGTCGCACGAAGACTGGCGACACCACGGTGCGCGCGCACACCATGCGCATGAACCTGCCGGAACGCAGCTACTTGCGCTCGACCCTGAGCGACATGAAGGATGACATCGCGCAGCGCATCACCGACGCGGTGCTGCACGGCAAGGGCGTGGAGGCCATCGCATGACGCGCGAGCCCATCTGCCAAGCCCTGTTCACGAAGCTGCAGGCCGCGGCTGGCTTCGTCACGGTGAGCCGCAAGTTCAAGCACTTCGCGGATGTGGCGCCGGCCGACCAGCCTGCGCTCATCCTCGTCTACCGGGGCGACAACGTAACGACCGTCCCGGGCCAGCCGAGCGTGACGACGCTTTCGTTCGACGCGCTCATCTATGCCCACACCCGCGGCGATCCCGCCGTGGCGCCTTCGTCGGTGATGAACCCGCTGGTTGATGCCGTGGTTTCAGCACTGGCACCGGAGCCTGTGTCTGGCAAGCAGACGCTCGGCGGCCTCGTGCAGCACGCATGGGTCGAGGGGCGCATCGAGACCGACGAGGGTCTGCTGCAGGACCAGGGCTACGCCATCGTTCCCATTTCCATCAAGGCGGTCTGACCCGCAAAGGACTCGACCATGCAATACGCATTCGGTGCCGGCAATATGTACGTCACGCAGTTGCAAGACGCGCGTGGCAACTCCATCAGCAACCCGACGCCGTACCCGCTCATGGCGCTGCAGGAGGGCTCGCTGTCCTTCTCTGGCGACATCAAGGAGCTGTACGGCCAGAACCAGTTCGCGGTGGCCGTCGGCCGCGGCAAGATGAAGCTCGAAGCAAACGTGAAGCCGGCGCGCATCTTCGCTGCCGTGTGGAACTCGATCTTCTTCGGGCAGACTCTCAGCGCCGGCCTGCTGGGCAACTACACCGACACGACCGGCTTCGCCGTGCCGAACACCATCGGCGTCACCGGCGCAACCTCGACGGGCGGCACCGGCTTCCAGGTCGGCGACATCCTCCAGGCCAGCACCGGCACGGTGTCGTCTGGCGGCGCGAAGGCAACCCTGATGGTGACGGCGGTGACCTCGGGCAACCCGACCGGCATCCAAGTGCTCACCCCCGGCAGCTACACGGTCGCGCCCACCGCCTCGGCGAGCAACTTCACGAACATCGGCAACGCCTTCACCGGCGTGGCCGGCAGTGGCACGGGCGCGACGCTCACGTTCACCACGGGCACGGGCACGGTGGCCGCGTCGCCGCCGGTGAATGGCACGCAGGCAGCGCCCGCCTTCAACGTCTTCGCCGCCGACCTGGGTTGCATCTATGCGTCCACCGGCATGCCGCTCAAGCGCGTGGCGTCGAATCCGTCCGCCGGCCAGTACGCGGTGAACACGACGACTGGCGTCTACACGTTCGCCTCTGGTGACGCCGGCGCCGTGGTGCTCATCAGCTACCAGTACAGCACCGGCAGCGGCTTTGCGGCCAACAGCACGGCCTCGATGCAGACCGTGCAGAACCTGCCGATGGGCTACGCGCCGACGTTCAAGGCCGACCTCACGGTGTCCTACCTGGGCAAGCTCACCACGTTCAGTTTCCCGATGGCGATTGCCACGAAGATGGACCTTGGGTTCAAGAACGAAGACTTCGCAGTGCCGCAGTTCGCTTTCCAGGCGTTCGACCCGGGCAACGGCAACGTCATGAGCTGGAGCACGAGCGAGTAATCCACCCACAGCATCGGCGCGGCCATATACACTACCGAAACGGTAGTTGAGGCCGCGCCGATGCGCTTTTGGGCCTCGAACAGCGATCAGGAGCAACGAATGGATGAGCAGCAACGCGCGCCGCAGATCGAGGGCGCGAAGGTGAGCATGGGCGGCAAGGATTGGGTAATCCCGGCTCTGTCTCTCGGGCAGGTGAAGCGCCTGCAAGGCAAGCTCGCGGCGCTGGGCAAGAAGGGCGGCACGGAGCTGCTGCAGGCCACCGACGATGTGGTCGAAGTCGTGCACGCGGCGCTCTCGCGCAACTACCCCAACATCAAGCCGGAGGATGTGAGCGACATGCTCGACCTGCGCAACATGGGGCCGGCGGTACAGGCGGTGATGGGCCAGTCGGGGCTCGTCGAAAAGGGGGAGACGACGGCGGGGAGCCAATAGATTGGGATGAGCTGTACGCCCACCTGCTCGCCTGCTTTCCGGGCTGGACGTGGGAATACATCGACACCCAAATGACGCTGCCCCGCCTGCAAGCGATCACCAAGTACCAGAAGCAGTTCCCGCCAGTTCACGTGCTCGTTGCGGCCTACATGGGCGCGGGACGCTACCGCGAAGGCTCCGGCTCCGGCGGCATCGAACAGTCGAAGAACAGCGGGCTCGATGAAAACGGCGAAAGCCTGTTTGACCTGTTCCCGCGCACCCCAGGCACGTAGCCGGTAACCGAGAGGCACCAGCATGGCAGAAGAAGGCGCAAACGTTGTAGTCGGCGGCGATGTAAGCGGCGCCACCGAGGCGCTGAAGAAGCTGCAGGAGCAGACCGCAGAGGCCGTTGAGGGCGTCAAGTCGGCGCTCGAAGGGATCAACGGGAAATTCGAGCTGGTCGGCAAAGCGTTCGCCGCGCTCACGGTCGCCATGGAGGGCGGCAAAGAGCTGGGCGAGTTCGTGAACAAGGCCGCCGAGATGGCGGAATCGGCTGAAGAGATGGGCCGCGCACTGGGCATCAGCACCAGCGAGGCCAGCACGTTCGCCGTAGCGCTCAACGGCGTGGATGTGAATGTGAACGCGGTGGCGCTGGCCGGGCGCCGCATCACGATGGCGCTCAACCAGGGCAGCACCGTGTTCGCCCAGCTCGGCGTTGCAACGAAGGATGCCAACGGCAACCTGCGCAACAGCCGCGACATCATGCTCGATGTCAACGACAAGCTGCGCGAGTTCAAGGCGGGCACCGACCGCAACATCGAGGCTCAGAAAATTTACGGCCGGCAGTACGAAGAGCTGCTGCCGATGATCGAGCGCTTCACCGGCGAGACCGCTGAGTCGCGCGAGAAGGCCGAAGCGCTCAACCTCGTCATTGGCGAGGAATCCGTCGAAGCCGCGCACAAGTACATCACCGCCAAGAAGGAAGTTGGCGACGTGATGGAGGGCGTGGAGCGCACCATCGGCGAAGCGCTCATTCCGCGCCTCACCGAGCTGGCCGAGTGGTTCTCCGGCATCGGCCCGACGGTAGTGACGGCCATGCGCGGCGTCATGGACCTGTACTGCGCCGCCCAAGATGCCGTCAGCGACAGCGTGCGCGCCCTGTGGGACGTGGCAAAGCAAGCCTTCTCTGCCATCGGCGAGTTGCTGAACGACATATTCGGGCCGGACAGCGCGCCGCAGAGCGGAATGACGCTGTTCAAGGACACGCTGCAGGTGATCGAAATGCTGTTCATCGGCTTCTCGACCGCCATCAAGATCGGCTGCGAGGGCATTGCCGCAGCCATCGACGTGTTCGTGGCGCGCATCCACGGCGCGCAAGACGTTCTTTCGCACCTCATGTCTCTCGACTTCGAGGGCGCAAAGAAAGCCTGGGACGATTGGGGAAAGTCCGTCGAAGAAATCGAGCGGCAGCACCTCGACAACGCGGTGAAAATCGCCCAGGAGGCGCAGGACAAGATCGCCAAGGCAATGGCCGGCGACCCCACGGCCAAGAAGAAGGGCAACGAGAAGGAAGACGAAGAGGGTGCCAGCGGCAAGCGCTCCAAGGGCAAGATCATCAGCAACAGCGACGCGCCATGGATGGCCGCGCTACAGCAACGGCTCGCCATGCGCAAGGAGCTGCTTGCTGAAGAGCTGAAGGCCGTTGAGGATGCGCACAGCAAGGAGCTGCTCGACGAAAAGGCGTTCTATGAGCAGAAGCTCGCCATCGACACGGCCAACATCAACGCCGACATCGAGGCCAAGCAGGCGCAGTTGCGCAAGGTCAACGCCGACGCCGGCAAGGCCGAAAACTCCGACGCCGAGAAGCAAAACGCCCTCAAGGCCCAGCGCTTGCAGCTCGAAGGCGAGATCGCGGTGCTGGTGCAAAAGCGCGCGGCGGCCGAGGCCGAGAACGAGCGGCAGATGCAAGAGGCGCTGGAGAAGCGCGGCATCGCGATGGCCCAGGCCGAAACCGAGAACCAGAAGAAGCTGCGCGACATCGAGATTGCCGGCAGGGAGGAAACGCTCAAGCACCTCAAGGACATCGGGCAACTGTCCGACGCTGAAGAGCTTGAGGCGCAGCGCCAGCTCCTGACCGAGAAGTACAACAACGAGAAGACCGCCATCGAGGCGCAAATCGAGCTGGCGAAGTACAGCGCGGCCGAGCGACAGAAGCTGGAGGATCAGCTCGCGCAGGTGACGGCGCAATACAACGTGGACATGGTGAAGAACGCGAACGACACCGCGACCGCCATGCAGAAGACGTTCGCCTCGTTCATCGACCCGGTGGTGGCCTCGATGCAGAGCGCCATCACGCAGATGGTGAACGGCACCATGTCGCTGCGGCACGCCTTCGAGTCGGTAGCGCAGTCGATCATCAAGACCGTGGCCGACATGGTTGCCAAGAAGGTGGCAACGTGGCTCGCTGGCGAGGCGATGCAAACCGCCGCCACCATCACCGGCACGACCGTGCGCACTGCAGCCGAGACCACCGCGGCCACTGCGGGCGCCGCGGCCACTGTTGCCGCGAAGGCCGGCGAAGCCACCGCCGTGGTGAGCGCCAACGCGGCCGAGGCTGCGAGCGGCGCCGCCGCCTCGGTTGCGCCGACACCATTCGTCGGGCCGGCGCTGGCCGCTGCGGCTTTCGCCTCGGTCTTTGCGCTGGTGCTCGGCGCCAGTGGCGCCATCAAGTCGGCGCGCGGCGGCTACGACATCCCCTCCGGCGTGAACCCGATCACCCAGCTTCACGAGGAAGAGATGGTGCTGCCGAAGGGGCCGGCGAACGCGCTGCGCGACATCGCTGAGAACGGGGTGGGGCGCAGCTCCGGCGACGTGCATTTCCATGTGAACGCGCTTGATGCCGCCAGCGTGAAAGACCTGCTCGTTCGCCACGGCCCGGCCATCGCCGAGTCGCTGCGCAAGCAAGGCCGCAACTTCGCATTCCTATGAGTCAAACCGTCTACCCATCGCTGCCTGGAATCGCCTTCGGTGTGGAGCGCGCTCCAGTGTGGTCGAGCGACGTGCAGACCACGCCGAGCGGGCGCGAGTACCGGGGTGCGTTCATGACGTACCCGCGCTACCGCTACAAGCTGGTCTACGAGTTCCTGCGCGACACGTCGGTCTATCCCGAGCTTGCGACGCTGCTCGGATTCTTCAACGCGCGCCAGGGCCAATTCGACACGTTCCTGTTCAGCGATCCGACCGACAACAGCGTGGCGGGCCAGCAGCTCGGCTCGGGCGACGGAACGACGACCTCCTTCCAGCTCACGCGCACCTACGGCGCGTTCACCGAGCCGGTATATGACCTGAACGGCAGCCCAACGATCTATCGGCTGGATTGGCAAGGCAATCAGAAGCTCTACAGCAGCTCAAGAACAAATTGGATTGTTCAGTCTGAGGGCTGGAACCTTACCCCATGGAGTCTTGTCAATGCAACCGTCACGACAGGCGTTGCATCACTCGACGGCCGCACCGGCGCTGCGACGCTCGTAGAGGACACCACCGCTACGGCGGGCCACTATATCGCGCAGAGCGTTTCGTTCGTCTCAGGGCTCGCTTACTGCGTCTCCGTGTACTGCAAGCTAGGCGCAGGCAGCCGGTATGCGGAGCTTGTTCTGCCGTCAGCAGCGTTCGGCGGCAACATCATCGCAAACCTCGATCTGAACGTCGGGACCGTAGCAGTGTCGGGCGCCGGAGGCACGGCTGGCGCCACGAACATGGGCGGAGGGTGGTGGCGCTTTTGGGTGGCTGGAACGGCCAATGCAAGCGCGAGCGGAGGCATCCAGTTCCGCCTTTCAAATGCGCTGACAGCCTACGGCCCGAGCTACACCGGCGACGGCTCCAGCTCGATCACGTTCTTCGCGCCAATGGTTGAGGCGGGCACAAGCACGCCAACCGCCTACTTCAAGACGACGAGCGCATCGGCCTCTATCACCGACTACGCCGTCAGCAGTACAGGGCTCGTCACGCTGGCCCAGGCGCCAGCCGTCGGCGCCGCACTCACATGGACCGGCGGCTACTACTGGCGCTGCCGCTTCACCAGCGACACGCTCACGGCCGACCAGTTCATGAACAAGCTGTGGTCCGCCAAGACCGTGGATTTCATCACCGTGAAGCCATGAAGACGCCGACCTGGGAACCATCGTCCGGCAACCTGCTTGCGTTCTTGAACGGAACGACGAGCGCCATCATGGCGGACCTCTACACGTTCACGCTCACGAGCGGCGCGGTCTATCGCTTCACGAGCGGCGACGTTCCGCTCACCATCAACGGTCATACCTTCCTGCTCGGGCCGCGCTTCGAGCGCAGCAACATCCGCTGGCTTGTCGGCATCGAGGTGGACACGCTCACCATCGACCTGTTCGCAGATGACAGCATCCTCATCGGCTCCGCGCCGATCATCAGCGCTATCGCCTCTGGCCTGTTCGACAACGCGACCGTGCTGGTGGAACGCGCATTCTTCAATCAAGCCGGCGCGTGCCAAGGCACGCTTTACCAGTTCGGTGGCGTGGTGCAGGAGCCGGTGGCATACCGCGGCCACGCCCAGGTGCAGGTGGTGTCGAGCACGAGCCTGCTGAACATCCAGATTCCGACGGCGGTCTATCAACCCGGCTGCCGCAACACCTGGGCGGACTTGAACTGCAAGGTTGCGAAGGGCGTCTACCTGATTTCGAAGGCGGCCACCAGCACCACCGACTCTGCGCGTTCGACGTTCTCGGCCAGCTTCACCGGCACTCCCGCCGCCACCGATGGCTACCTGTCCCTCGGTGTGGCGACATGCACGTCCGGTCAGAACGCTGGCGTGAGCCGAACGATCAAGACGCACGCAGGCGGCGCAGTCACGGTGATTGCGCCATGGCCTTACCCGGTCGCCGTTGGCGACAACTTCAACTTCTACCCGGGCTGCGACAAGACGCAGAGCACGTGCCAATCGAAGTTCAACAACCTCCCGAACTTCGCGGCCGAGCCGTACATCCCTCAGCCTGAGACGGTGATGTGATGGAACTGCGCGAGATGGAACAACGAGCGGCCGTCGTGCGCGAGGCGCGCGAGTGGCTTGGCACGCCATACCACCATCACGGCCGAGTCAAGGGCATCGGCGTGGATTGCGCGCAGCTCCTGTGCGGCGTGTTCGAGCGCGCAAGCATGGTGCCACACATCGACCTGGGCAACTATCCGCGCGACTGGCACCTGCACCGCGGCGAAGAGCTGTTCCTTGGATGGTTGCAGCGCGTCGGCGCGCGCCGCGTTGAACAGCCGCTGTTCGGTGATGTGGCCGTGTTCAGGTGGGGACGTTGCTTCTCGCATGGCGCCGTAATGGTCGAGAGCGACCTCGCGCTGCACTCCTACATCGAGACCGGAGTCATCCTCACCCGACTGCACGAAGCCCCGCTTGAGGGGCGCGAAGTCCAATTCTGGAGCCTGTGGCAATGAGCGGCGGCAAGACCATCAGCAACAGCGAAAGCAAGATCGAGGCGCTGCAGCTTCAAAGCAGCGCCTACGGCGTCACCATCCCCGTTGTCGCTGGCGTGACGCGCATTGCTGGCAACCTCATCGACTACGAGGGCTTCAAGGCGGTTGCGACGACGACCACGCAGGGCGGCAAGGGTGGTGGGGTGAAGGTGCAGAACACCACCTACACCTACTATGCCTCGGTACTCATGGGCCTCGCTCACGGCCAGATCACCGACGTGCCGCGTATTTGGGTCGGCAAGAAGCTCTATCAGGCGTCGGGCGCCAGTGCGAGCTACGCGCAGGAGACCGACAACTACAGCGTGCCGGCCGGCGGCGGTACGTTCACAATCACGTCGCCATCGCAGTTTGGCTCGAACGTTTCGGTGGTCGCGTTCTCCATCCCGGAAATGGGGCCTGAAGTTGTGCTCGCCGAAGGCACCGACTACACGGTCTCGTCAGGCGCATACACCTTCCCTTCGGGCTCCATTGCCTGCGGCTACAACGTCTCCGTCACGTACACGCGCCTCGTCACGCAGGCGGGGCAGACAGCATCGCAGCAGCTCGGCGTCACGCTGTTCACCGGGCCGGCGCAACAGTCGCCGCCATCCTGGCTGACGAGCAACTACCCTTCGCGGGCCATCAACTACCCGAATCTTGCCTACATCAGCGCGTACAACTACCAGCTCGGCACCGGCGCGCAGGTAGACAACCATCTGTTCGAAGTGGTCGGGCCGAGCGCGTACTCGCTGGGCTCGTCGATCCCCGATGTGGACCCGTCGAGCTTCACGGCGAGTGTGCTGCAGAACACGCGCTACGGCGCGCGCCTGCCCGCAGCATTTGTTCCGGCGCCGACGCAGTGGTCCACCTATTGCATCGCGTGCAACCTGCTCATGTCGCCAGCTCTCGACACGCAGTTGAGCGCGGCCGACTTCCTGAAGCAGATCACGAACCTCACGAACACCGCCGTGGTGTGGAGCGACAACCAGCTCAAGTTCATACCCTACGGCGACACCACCGTCACCGGCAACGGCGCCACCTTCACGCCGAACGTCACGCCGGTCTACGACCTCACCGACGACGCCTATGTGCCCGATCCGGGCAAGCCGCCAGTGAAGGTGACGCGCAAGGCTGGTGCTGACTGCTACAACCACTTCCGCATCCAGTTTCAGAATCGTTCGAACGACTACGCGCCAGAGATCGCGGAGGCCAAGGACCAGGCGGACATCGAGGCCAACGGCCTGCGTAGCGCCAACGTGATCGACGCGCGCACGTTCGTGTGCGACCCCCAGGTGGCCCGCAACATCGCCCAACTGTTGCTGCAGCGCTCGGTGTATGTGCGCCGCACCTTCGAGTTCTCGCTGCCGTGGGCCTTCGCTTTCTTGGAGCCGATGGACTTGGTGACGCTCACCGATTCATCGCTCAACCTGTCGAAGACCGCGGTTCGTATCACACAGATCGAGGAAAGCGGCGGCAAGCTCAACTTCACCGCAGAAGACTTCGCGCTCGGCGTCGCGCACGCGGCCACTTACAACACGCAGGTGAGCGCGGGCTACCTGCACAACTACAACGTGTCGCCCGGCAGCGTCAACGCGCCGGTGCTGTTCGAAGCGCCGGCCGCACTCACTTCGAGCGGGCTCGAAGTATGGGCCGCAGTGAGCGGTAGCGGCCAGTATTGGGGCGGCTGCTCGGTGTGGGTTTCGATGGACGGCACGAACTACACCAAGGTGACCACCATCTACGGCGGTAGCCGCTACGGTCAATTCACGAGCGGCGTGTCCGGCGGCGTGGCTCCTGTGCAGCTCGTGAATGGTCAGCTTCTGAGCGCTTCGACGGCCGACGCGAATGCGCTATCGACGCTCTGCTATGCGGGCGGTGCGAGCCAGGAGTATTTCGCCTACGCGAGCGCGACACTCACCGGCACGAACCAGTACAACCTTGGCGGCCTTGTGCGCGGCGCCTACGGCACGGCGGGCGGCGCCACGCACTCTGCCGGCGATCCGTTCGTGCGGTGCGACGACTCCATCGCAAAGTCCGGCCCGCTCGACTTGTCGATGATCGGCAAGACGATCTACTTCAAGTTCACCTCGTTCAATATCTTCGGCGGGGCTGAAGAGGTGATCTCGGCTGTATCGGCCTACACGTACACAGTCACCGGCTCCATGTACAAGGTGAGCACGGACGGCGCGCAGAGCTTCTATCAGGAGACCGACCCCAGCACGCAGCAAGCCATCGGCATCGGAACGATTTGGGTGCAGCCTAGCACCGGCATCATGAAGCGCTGGAACGGCACGAGCTGGGATGCCTACAGCGCGCTTGGCACGGCGGACGTGACGTTGGTCAATGGTGGTGGCTGCACTGTCGCCGGCAACGTCATCACCAAGACCGCGACGAACGCATGGGGCAATGGCGGCGCTTACAGCCAAGAGGGTTACACCGGGGGCGCCTACGCGCAGGCCATGGCGCCAGCGAACGGTACCGACATTTCCTTTGGCCTCAACACCGATCCAACGACAGACAACAACTGGACGAGCCTCGACTACGCGATTTACTGCGCTGCTTCCGGCAACGGTCTGTACGCACACGAGAGCGGCGTTCAGTCGGCTCAGATCGGAACGTGGGCGCCGGGTGACGTACTCACGGTTGCATACGACGGCAGCTCAGTCAAGTACATGCAGAACGGCACCGTCATTCGGTCGGTGACTGTCAGCTCGGGGAAGAAGTTCTACTTCGATAGTGCGCTCTATCAACAGGGCGCGACGCTGAAGGGCATTCGTTTCGGTCCCATGACCTCGAACGACTGGAGCAGCGTAGGCAATCGACCTAAGCAGTTCCGTGTGATTTCGGCCGGCTACAGTTCGACGAGCACGCCGTCGCCCGGCGCCGGGCTCTGGAATGGCGAGACCGGGGCCAACTACTACGGGGCAAGCCGCAGTTATAACCTCGCGCTCATTCAGCGATCCACGGGCGCCGTTACCTTCTTCGACTACTACGACATCTATGGTGGTGGCGCAGCGGTAGCCGGCACCCTTCATGGCAACTCACTCGCGTACACGCTGAACAACACCAGTAGTGACTACATCGCGGTTGTGTGGACGTATGACGAGCCGAACGCGAACCACTACGACAGCACGCTACAGGCAGCGATGAAGCGTTGCGGCGCCAGCGCAGGCGTCTTCGGCTCACCGCAGTGGCAAGGTCGAGCCGCCTACCTGCTCATTGGCATCTGCGGTTGCGGTGAGGGCAACGGCTTCGAGGCGTATCAGGGGAGCATCAACAGCGACCCGAACGCATGGTGCGATGCCTCGTTCATCGTCACAGCGCAAGGTCAGTTGATCGTCAGCGGCACCGGCGCGACGCCGCGCACCCTTGCCGACTACAGCTACACCGGCGATCTGAATGCAACCTATGGCGCGACGTTCGGAACCAACGTGTACGGCCAAGCGCAGACGAGCAACATCGCGCCGAACGCCGCAACCCTTGTACTAAAGGACTACATCGCAAACCAGACGCAGTCACTGACCAATAGCGGCCTTGGGGTCAAGCAAGTCACGGTCAATAACACTATCAACTACACCAACAACACCGGCGGAACGGTGGACGTTGAGTTGTCCTGGAGCGCGATTCATACCTTCTCGGTAAGCGCGGGCACGCCGACAGGAACGCTCAGTGCGAGCGGCATGGTCGCTCAATGGACGGTGAACGGCGTTGCGGCCTCGTATACCGAATCAAACGGCATCGACGCGGTCTCGTTGCCAAACGGATCAAGCAAGACCTGGCGCGTCTCCACCGTGTATCACCTCACGCTGGCTGCTGGCGACGTCCTGGCTGCAAACACCGTGGTGCTCGTCCAAGGAACGGCGAGTGTGAACTTTACTTTGCAGACGCAAAATGCAATGCTGCGCGCCACCATTGTTAAGCGATAGGGAGGAACACGATGAGATTCAAGTTGGCAATCGTCACTGCATGCGCCGTGTTGCTTGCAACAGCATTGGCCGCATGCGGCGGCGGTGGAGACGATGAACCCGCGGCGCAGACCACCATAAGTCGCGACGCATGCAATGACCCGGCGGCGAAGCCGGAGAGCTGTTCGCTATTTGTTGGTCCATGAATTTCACACCCACCAAGGCGTACGGCTCGCGCCCAGGCTGCAGCCGCCACCACGCAGGATCAGAAGCTCAATGCTGTGACGTGGAGCGCGCCAAGCGCCGCAACCTGATTGTTCAACTTCGCCCATATCGACTACCATAACGGTAGCCGACCACAGCTGAGGTGGTCACATGACAGCTCTAACCGCGAGGCCGCGCCCGCTCATGCAATTCGATCTCTGGACCGTCGGGCAAGCCATTGGCGCGTCCGCCGTCAGTGGCGGCTTCGGCCTTCTGATGCTGCGCAAGTTCATGAAGGGCTGGGTTGCCGACGGCGCGCAGATCGAGACCGTGAATTTGCTGCGCGAGGAAGTGCGGCGACTCGGTGAAGTGAACACGCAGCTCGCAGAAGAGGTGAACCGCCTGCAGCTCCAGAACGTGAAGCTGCAGCGCGAAATCGCCTCACTGCACGGCCAACTGTCCGAGTTCAAGGCGTTCCGCGAGGGGCGCGCTGCAGGCGAGACGGGCTTGCCGGAGGTGCCCACGCAATGAAGCTCATCGTCAACCGCGCCGGCACGCACGGCGACGCCACGCTCGGCGATCTCAGCATCGACGGCCAACCCTTCTGCCACACGCTCGAAGACCTCGTTCGCGAGGTTCCCGGCCAGCCTGTTGAGGCTTGGAAGGTGCCCGGCGAAACCGCCATCCCGCGCGGCACCTACAAAGTGGTCATCGACTACAGCCCGCGCTTCGGTCGCAACATGCCGCATGTGCTCGATGTGCCAGGGTTCGAGGGTGTGCGCATCCACACCGGCAACACGCCGGCCGACACCGAGGGGTGCATTCTCGTCGGATACATCGAGGCCGGCGGCACCATCGAGCGCTCGCGCGACGCCTTCACCGAGCTGTTCGCCCGCTTGAACGCGGCGATCTCGAACGGTGAGGCGGTCGAAATCGAGGTGCGCTGATGCTCGCGTGGCTGCAATCCTGGCTCCAGCGCCTGCCGCTGCGGCTGCTCCACATGCTCACCGGCCAGGACAACACCACCATCGACATCGGCCGCGTGTCGTGGGCGCTGTCGTTCGTTGCGGTCGTGGCCGCCGCTGGCGCGAACTGGTGGCACGGCGCAGTGATCGGGCTGCGCGAGCTGGCCGAGTCGCTTGGCATCGTCGCCACCACCCATGGGGTCGCGCTGCTTGCAAAGGCTCGCACCGAGCCGCCCGCAAAGGACTCTCCATGATCGACCTCAGCAATGCGATACCGCTGCCCTGGCGCCTGCTCTGCATCGTTTGCGCCTTGGTCGCGGCGGCTGCCGGCATCCTTGCTTACGGCGCCAACCGCTTCCATGCGGGCGACGCCATGGGCTACAGCCGCGGACATGCCGAAGCCGTTGCGGTGCAAGGGCAGTGGGACGCCGAGAAGGCACGCCTCAATGCTCTCGCGCTGCAGCAGTCCAACGACGTGCGCAAGTTCGAAGAGCTGCGTGCGTCCAACATCCAAGGAGCACTCGATGCGAAAGAACGAGAAGCCCAACGTGCTCGCGCTGACGCTGCTGATCTGCGCGGGCAGCTTGCAAGCCTGCGCGACAGCCTCGCAACAGCCGCAACAGCCGCCGACCTGCCTGCCAGCAGCGCTACCGGCGGCACCGGTGCCGCCCGCGGACCTGATGACGCCGCCACCCTCCGACAGCTTCTCGGCGCGTGCAGCGGCCGATATGCGGACGTGGCAGAAGCTGCTGACGCACTCCGCGTCCAACTGAGCGGGGTTCAGGGCTGGGTGCGCGCGGCATGCGTGGCGCCGGCCGGCGCCCAGGACAACCACCAAGGAGCTACACAGTGAGCATCTTCAAAGACATCGAGGCGGCTGCCGCTGCCGAACTTCAGGCCATCGAGCAGAAGCTCGCCCGCGGTGCGCCCGGCGTGCTGCGCGAGGCGCTCCACCTCGGCACGCTGCACGCGCAGATTGCCCAGGTGGAGGAACGCTTCAAGCAGGGCGTGGCGACGCTGCGCGACAGCGCTGACGGCAAGATTGCCGAGCTGCGCAAGGCTTGGGGCGAGGCTGTCGCGCCCGAGCCGGCCGAACCGCCCGCGGCGCAGTAGCGGCGCCTCAGCGATAGCTGTCGGGGATGGTCGGCGCCTGCGCCACCACCCCATCTTTCACGAGCACGCTGACGGCCCGGCTCTGACCGTTCATGCCGTTGGCGTAGCTCCACGTGTACCGCACGCCCTGCGCGGTAGCGGCCGTCATGTAAGGCGGCCCCATCAGCGCAATCAAGTCGTGCTCGCTCATGCCGGCCTTGATCTGCCGGGCCTGCGACCAGTCGAAGTTCGTGCCAGCGCAAGCGGCGAGGGCGATGGCCGCGACCGCGGCGACGATGGTTGCTTTGCGCATTTCCTCTCCTTTTCGGTAATAGTGTACCCAGGGGAGACCAAGCGCCCTACGCACGGGACGCGCCAACAGGTAGCCGGAAAGACTAAACGGCTACCGGAAAGGTAGCGCAATATCTTTTCCGTAAAAGTGAAGGTAAGTGGTTGTCGCGCAACCCCGCGCCCAATCCTTGACATGGTGGGGGTCGTTGGTTCGAGTCCAATCGCGCCTACCAAAAACACAAGGCCCGACAGTCATTTAGCACTGTCGGGCCTTCGTCTTTCTGGTGAGACTGTGGCCGCTGTTCTTCCGTAATTCCGTAGTTCATCCGTAGATTCAGTGCGCAGACCTCGCTACCGGCTTGGTTCCTGACGCACTTGCTCGACCTTGTGGTGCCCGACGTTGCGCTGGTACGGGTCATAGTGCTGGCGGATTTGTTCATCGGTGTGGCCTTTAAGCTCGGGCATCAGGCTGACCATGAGCGCGCGCCGTGCGGCTGCGGCCGTGGGGAAGTTCTGGTAGTGCGGGCTCGGGCGCCACTCGAAGCGCGGCGCCGCTCCAGTGGTGAGGCTGCCGCGCTGCGCCGCGTGGCGCTCCATGATGCGCCAGATCATCGCGTCGCCGCGCCCGACTCACTGAGTGCTCGAACAGCGGATACCACGGCGCGGCAGCCATCCACGTCAAACATGCCTATGTGGCAGTTCTCGAACGAGATGCCCAGCTCGCCGGCCAGCCAGCGGTAGGCCTCGTGCCGGCTCATGCTGCGCGACTTCCAGAGAGGGTCGAACGCGGCATGCGCAGCCTGCTTCGCCCGGCGCAGTTCGGCGTTCGCCAGCCGCCCGAGCGGCTTGGTGCCGTCACCCTGGCCTTTGCCGGGCTCGTGGCAGCCGGTCCAGGCGCCGCACGGCGCGCAGCGCCAGAACCGCCTGCCGAACAGGTCCGGGCGGTGCGGGTAGATCGCCGCGCCAGTCACCAGCTCGGCGACCCTGTCGCAGTAGTCGCAGGTGACGCGACAGCGCGTGATCTTCATGCTGGCAGGCTCTTCAGCAGCACGGAGCCCTCTTCGGGGTAGTCGTCCGCGCTCACGTAGACGCCGCGACCGCTGTGACCGGCACCGATGTGCAACCGAACCGCGCAGGCGTCGCCATCGAGGCCGATGGTCTGGCGCAGCATGTCGGCCTCGTCTTCGTCGAGGCGCAAGTCGATGGTGGGCGCCGAAGCGTTGCTGGCTTGCTTGTCGATCAGCTCCCGAACTTGGGCGAACAGCAGTCCGCAGAGTGCCGATGCTGCTGTCAGCTCGGGCGACGTGCCGCAGCGGTTGATGGCCTCGCTGAGGCGGTGCGCCAGCTCGATTGCCGGGTGCGCCGGCGCGACCGCTGGTGCGTGGTGATGATGGTGACTCATTGGCTTCCCTCCTTGGGTTGGTCCTCGCTGTTGAAGTCCGGCCACAGCCGGCGGCGCTCGCGCATGTCGATGTCGCCACCGCAGTGCTTGCACAGCTTGTGCTCGCTCGCGCACTCACGGCAGAGGATGTCGGTGTTGGTGTTGGCGTATACCTGCGGCTTCGCGCATGCGGCGCACGGTTGTTCTGTGATGGCTGCGCCGCCGATGCGCGAGAAGTAGAAGCACGCCTTGCATTCCAGAGCCTTCAGGCGCCGCTGCTTCTCGGCGTCGGCCTCAAGGTCTCGCGCCAGCTTCATTGCGTCAGCAACACGGGCCGCCGCCATGCTGCTCTTGTGCGTCATGTAGCTGCGGTCGATGCGCGGTGGGCGGCGGATCATTTGCACAGCACCGGGTTGGCCTGACACTGCACCGGCTGGGTGGTGCTGGTGCTGCCCTGGTCTCCGGGCTGGTCGTTCAGCGCTTCGCCGCCACCGCCGCACGCGGCGAGCAGCAGACACGCGAGAGGGCTTGCAATGTTGCGCATGATTTCCTCCGTTGTTCAGGCCAGCGGCGAGACCTTGCGCACCTTGCGCCGGTCATAAACGCGCCGCATGGTGGCCTCGTTCTGGTGGGTGTTCGGGTCGCGGCCCTGGCCGAGCATTTCGCTCACGTAGAGCGCACGCAGGTCGTGAGCGCGGAACCACTCGGGCGACTTCGGCCCATCCGGCGCGTAGGCCCGCATGAGCTTCTGCCAGTTGGTCTTGAAGCCGTCGTCGGTGTATGGCTCGCCGTCGCGGTTGTGGAACAGGTAGCCCGACACGAGGGGCGGCCGGTTCTTTGCGCGGCGATGCTTGAAGTTCAGCGCCTCGGTGAGCACCATGCGCAGTGTGGGCGTCCACTCGATGAGGTACTTGCGCGGCGCAGCGCCCGCTTGGTTCTTGTTGCTCAAGCACTCGACGCCGGCCTCGGTGATGGCGGTCTTCGGTAACCGCAGGATTTCGCCGCGGCGCCGGCCGGTGAGAGCTACCACGCAGCCGATCACGGCTGTTAGATAGCTCGTGCCGCCGCGGTTCTTTGCGAAGGCGAGGAATGCGTTCAGCTCGGCCACGTCCACGCTCCGATGGCGCGGAGTCTCGCGGTTGCGTCGGTACCCGCGCACGGGGTTCTCGTCCACCGCGCCGGTGGTCATGCCGTAGACGAACGCGCTCGATAGTGCGCTCATCTCTTTGTTCGCGCGCACACCGCAGCCCTGGTCCTTGCGCTTCTTCAGGTACTGTTGGCCGTAGGCCGTCTTGTAAGCTCGCGGGGCCATCTCGCCGAAGACTGCGCACACGTTCTTGAGGCAACGCTCGTAGTCCAGCAGTCCGCGCTCGGACAGCGCGTTGGGGTCGCCCTCGGCGCGCATGCGCTTCTGCTCGGCGATATAGCCGTCGCACATAGCGCGGATGGTGGTCTCGCCGCTCGGCAGCTCCAGCAGCACCCGCAGCTTCGCTCGGGCCGCCGCCAAATCGGTCCCAAGCGGCTCGCGCTTGCCGTCGATGCGCGTGAAGTAGGTTTTTGCGCGTGCGCCCTCTTCGCAGTACAGGTGCGGCTCGATACGGTATTGGCGCTGCTTCTTCTCGGTCTTCGTCGTCATGGTGGCTCCCAGACTGTTGCGGCTGTTCAGGCTGACATCGCCGACCAGTTGGGCTCGCTCGATGCGGGCTCGACTCGCGCGCCCGAGGTCGAGCCCATCTTGGTGTTGTAGTGGCCGCGATCCACGCGCGGCTTGCCCAGCTTGTCGAGCCGGAACTTGAACCCGTTGTTCTTGAGCCAACGAGCCTGTTCCTTCCCGCGCTTGTAGCCGGTCAGCTCGCGCAGCTCGGCTTCGGTGAGGGTGAGGCTCATTGCTTTCCTGCCTTCAGCTCGACCAGCGTCTTGATGGTTGCCCCGGCGCGCAGGCGATAGCCCGGCAGCGCGAGGCGCTTCAGCGTGTTGCTGTACTTCGAGGCCGCCTTCTTGAGCGCGGCCAGCTCGTCGGGCGCTTCGATGCGGCCAAACGGCGCAACGACGTTGCCCTTCAAGTCGATCAACTCGATGGTGTGCGCAGTCATCGTTGCGCCCCTCCTTCGGGTGGGGTGATGCCGAACCGCCCATAGAACTCGACCTTGACCGGGCCGTCCTGGGCATAGGTGGCCGCATAGTGCGCAGCCTCGGCTTTGATGCTTGCCAGCTCAGGCCCTTCGCCCGAAGCGACGCACATATCGTCCTGCCACACCTCGAACTGGTAGGTCAACGGCACCGCTGCCGCCGCTTGCGGGAGGGTGGAGAGAGCTGCAGACCAGCCAGACCATTGATCGGCTGCGCGCCCGTCTTGGTACTCGCCAGCCTCATTCAACTTCAAGGCCCAATCGAGATAGCTCTCAGGCACCTTCCACGTGCGGCGAATGTGCGCCTCAAATGCCTGCCGCACCGGGTCATCGTTCGGGGTCATGGCTTCTCCTTCTGTGCCTGCGCGGCGAGGGCGGCGCGAACGTCTGGCAATGCCTGGGCTGCTCGCTGCTCACACCATGCGAGATCGTCTCCTGGCTCTCGGTCAGCATCGCCTATGTCGGCCAAGGCGGCCTCAGCGATCTCTAACGCGCGCAACACCTCCTGCCGCTCTTGCTGCGCTGCTGGGTGCTCTCGGTGGGTGGTGAGGGCCTTCTCTGCGGCAATTGCTCGGTCAAACAACTGCTCGTTGATCTTCCACGCCTCGCGCGCCTCTTGCTCCCACGTCACCGGCAGCATCGGGTTGCCGTCGTTCGGGCACGGCTCCGTTTCCTCACCGCCTGGGCCGGTAGTGCAGCTGTTGACGTAGAGGTTCGTGCGCACCAGCGTGAAGCCACACTTGGCGCAATGCACCTTGCCGGGCACGCAGTTCGTCACCGGGCGCGGCTGCATCGCAAGCCCCTCCACCGCTGGCGCTGCTGCCGACGCCTTGCAGTCGCATTGCTCGATCCGGCCGGCGCAGGAGTGCTCGTCGCCGTTGAGAGCGCATAAGCCGTCGTCGCAATCTTCGGCGTGAACGAACACCTCCCCGGTGCCGTTGCAATGCTCGCAGTCTGGCGCTGCTGCCGTCAGCCCTGCCACGCACTGCCGCACGTACTCGGGGACCTCTGAGGGGCAGGCAATTGCAGCCATCCACTGACTTTCGAGAGGGCTTCCGGGTTCGGGGGTTGGGAACGCATCGCGGCATTGAGCCAATGCGCTGATGAGGTCTTCGGTGGCAGGCTCCTCGTTCATCAGCCCTGCCACGCTGGCGGTGGCGGATGTCTCGGCTTCGGTCAGGCCGTTGAGCATCACGAGGTCGCTGACGGGGTTCCGCTTGGCGGCGCGTTCAAGCACTCCGGGATTGACCCCTGCGATCCGCGTCATCGGAGGTCGAATCGGCGCCACCGCCTCCTGCGCCTGCTCGGGCTGGGCGGCCCGAGATTCAGCGAGAGCCTTCTCGCCTTCTTCCATCACGGCATAGGCGCGCTTGAACCACTCGACTTCGCCAGCATTCCAGGCATCGACGATGGCTTTAAGGGCATGAGCTTCACGGTTCGTCATGCTGATTGCTCCTCGTCGGGTTCCGGGTTCACGCGGTCAGCAAGGCGGCGCAGCCTGTCAATTTCGCGAGTCAGCGCAAGCTTGACGCTGCCGTAGTGCTTCGGGTCGCCGCGGTAGGCGTCGCTGAACCCGGCAATCTCATTCGCGCGTTGCGACAGGATTTCGGCGATCTGAGCGCGCTCGGACTTGGTGAGAGATTCGGTCATCACACCCCTCCCTCATCGGCGGATGCCTTGGGGGCGGCCTGCGCCGGGTGAGCGGTGGAGAGGGCGGCCGCGTAACCGGCGCGGATGAAGTCATAGGCCGCGGCTCCCCGCTTCTCGTGCATGGCCTTGGTCATAATCTCGTCGCACTGCTCATCCGTCAGTCCCTGCGCCACTGGCTGTGATGCGGCGACAGGAGCGGCGTAGAGGGGGATGCTGCGCGAAGCAGTCCGCTGCGCCGCGCAGTTCACGGCGACTGCCCCGTCCGACCACGTCACCAAGTTTTCCAGGTCCGTTGCGCTGACCCAGCCCACCGCCTCTGCTGCCCCCTGCTGCGCCACGGGAGGGCGGGCGGCGAGCATGGCAGACCACGCCTTGGTGGGGCCGTTGATGCGCGTGAAGCCGCCTTCCGGTCCGTAGCAGATAGCCTGCACGGCCGCTTCGAGCATGGCGGGCGTTGGTGTCACCGGCACCAGCACGCACTCATCGGCCGCCACCGGCTCGGCCTGCGGCTGGGCGGCGAGGGAGGCGAGCGTTTCGGACACAAGCGTCTCGAACTTCTGCCGGCGGTCGTCCGCACGCCTGTTTGCCGAGTAGCTTTCGCTGTCGGCGTCGGCCCAATAGTCTTGCCCGAGCGCAAATGCCCGGCGCAGTGCTTTCTCCAGCAGCGCCACGGCCGTCTTGGTGGTGGTGTCGGTCATGATGTGGCTCCGGTGGCTTTGGCGATTGCGGCCCTACAAAGCGTTAATGCATCGATTAGCGCTTGCTTGGTCATGTCCTCACCGGCCAGCACGCCGAGTGATTTCTGGCAGGCCTCCAGCAAATCGTCGGCGGCGGCACGAATCACCTCATCAGCCAATGCGCGATGATTCGCCGCTGAAGCCTCATCGCGCGTGTCAGCATCAAAGTGCCTCGCACTTAGCGCATCGGCGGCTGATTTGTCCTTCGTGCTGTGACAGGGCATGCGCGTGCGAAACACGACAGCTCCGGAAGCGTTGCGAGTCACGATGTCGAAGGGCCACGATTTGTCGATTTCCACCGATAGCGGCCCTGGCGTGTGCTTCTTGGGATCGGTGGTCATGCGGCCTCCGCTTCGTCTTCGAGCACAACAGCCGCAACAGCCTCGAACGGCAGGCACAGCGACTGCGCAACAGTTTGGGCGGCCTCGACTTCCGAGGCGCCGAGCTTGCGTGCGCGCTCGAAGGCTTCGAGCACAGCTTGACGTGTGACGATGGTCATGCGGCCACCTTCTTTCCTTCTGCGGCTTCGAGCCAGATGGCCGTCAGCCGCTCACGGAGTGAGGACATGCCGCCGCCGATGCGCACCAGCTTGCCGCCGGCAGCCTTCACGGTGGCGTCGATGCCGTGGTTGATGAACGCCGTCATGGCGAGGGTCATCTCACAGTGCTGCAGGGCATCGGTGAAGCTGCGGCCCTTTGCGTCGTCCGACTGGAAGAACCGGATGTCGAAGGCTTCGCCGAACTCGCGCTCGATGAGTGCGCGCTGGTTGTTCAACAGTCCGACGATGGCGATGCGCATGCGCTTCGGCTTTCCGTCCGGGGCTGGCGTCTGCGCGGCGGCCACGGGCGCAGCGGCGGCCTCCTGCGCTTGCGGCTCAGGGCTCGGAGCCGGCATGCGCAGCACGATCTCGCGCAGAGCCGCGAGCTGGTCGCTCATGTGCTCGCGCTGGTCGTTGAGTGCGCGCAGCAGGAGCACGTTCTGCTCGACGAGCTTGCTGCATGTGGCCTCGATAGTGTCCAGGCGCTCGTGCAGGTCGCCAGACACAGCCAGCAGCCGTTGCGCCAGCTCGCGCTCGAAGTGCGCCTTCGCATCGTCCAGGCCGCGCCGCAGCTCGGCGAGCCTGTCGGCCACGGGGGCGAGGTCCGGGGCGGCGCCGCGCGTTTGGGGCACGCCAGCCCGCGTGCTGCTGGCCTTGTGGTCTTCAATGGCCTTGCTCGCCACCTGAACGTCGAACAGCCGAACCGTGCGCGTGCCTTGCACGAACGAATGCACGGGGCCGATCTTCGCGCGCTCCAGAATGGCGGCGACCGTCTTGTGATCGACGCCATGCCGCTGCGCGAGCGTGGCCGCGGTTTCGAGGGTGGAGTTTTCCACGTCCGCCCCTCAGAACGACTTGCCGCCGGCTGCGCGCCGGTGCTCCGGCTTGTGGTCCGCGCGCTGGGCGTTGTAGGCCAGCTTCTCGGCGATGGCGGCGCCAAGGTCGAGACCGAGACCACCGGCGAGGTCGAAGCAGCGGATGACGGCATCAGCCAGCTCCACCTCCAGCATCGAGCGGTGCGGCAGCTTGTCATCCATCAGCGACTTGCGGTATCCCTCCATGCCTTCGCTGATCTCGCTGTGGATGAGGCACAGTTTCTCGGGCACGTTGAACTTCGGCCGGCCGGCATCGGTCGGCCGGTGGCGCAGATCGTCGCCAGTGGCGAGGTCCGTCCACCAGCCGCCCGCAACTGCGGCCTCGTGGCAGAAGGCTTGCAACTTCCGGCCGACGTTGATGCAGAACAGGTGGTCCAGTTCCGGCGTGGTGCTGCCGCTCGCGGCTGCTGCAATTTCGATAACGCTCATGGTGTCGTGGCTCATGCTCGTGGTTGCCTCGTCGATTACTTGCGTTCCACCACTTGCGTGATGCGATAGCCGGTGTCGGTCTGCATGCCCGCCCACTGCACCTGACAGTAGCGAAGCGCCACCTCGTTGCCGCTCATTGCCGCGTTGTCCACGGCTGCAGCGACGTTTGGGTCGATGACGCTGAAGGCCCACACGTCGCCGCCGCTGGTGCCGCTCTTGTAGCCGCCGTGGAGCTTCGTGCCGGCCATCACCAGCTCACCCTCCCATGACTTGTTCACGATGCCCTTGCGGCTGAACTTCTGCACCACGCCGACGCGAACGCCTTGGCTGTAGCAGTCGGTGTTGGCCGCGAGCGCGGACGAGAAGGGCGTCAGTACAAGCGCGAGCAGTGCGAAGGCGGCGATGGTGAGTGCGTGTTTCATGATTGCTTCTCCTGTGTGGTTGAGGTGGTGCCGGGCTTTCACCGGCTGTGCTGGTGGTCGGTTTTAGAACGGGATGTCGTCGTCCATGTCGTCGAAGCCGGTGCCGCTGGTCGTCGGCTGCGAGCGCGGCGCGGGCGCGCGGCCTTCGCGGGCCTGCGCGTAGGCGTTCGGCTGTTGGCCCTGGCTGCGCTGCTGTTCGCGCTGTTCGCTGGGCGTCATCGGGCGTCCGCGGTCGTGGCCGCCGCCACCCCCGTAGTTGCCGCCGCCGCCCTCGCTTCCGTCGCCGCGCTTCGTGATGAGCATGCGCATCACGTCGGCCTTGATCTCGGTGGTGTAGCGGTCATTGCCGTCCTTGTCCTGCCATTTGCGTGTGCGCAGCGAGCCCTCGAAGTAGGCGAGGTCACCTTGGTGCAGGTAGTCGCCGCACACCTCGGCAAGACGGCCGTACATGACGATGCTGTGCCACTCGGTTTGCTCTTTGCGCTCGCCGCTGTTCTTGTCCTTCCAGCTCTCGCTGGTGGCGACGCGAAGGTTGGCGACTGCGGTGCCGTCGGGCATGTAGCGCACCTCCGGGTCTTTGCCCAGGCGCGCGACGAGAATGACTTTGTTGACCGTGCTCATGCTGGTCCTTCTTGTGTGGTGTGGTTACTTGATGTCCAGGCGCTTGCCGCGCTGGATAACGGCGCCGGGCACTTCGCGCCCAGCCAGCAGGGCCTCTTTCAGCTTGGCCTTGTTAATCTCTTCGTGCTCGGGGACGAGGGTGAAGAACTCGGCGGGCGCGAACTTCAGCTTGTCCTCATCCACGATCACCAGCGAAGGCGGGTTCGTCTTCACCTTCACATCGAACTGCACGCCCTTCACTTGGTCGGTGCGAGCCAGCTCCAGGCAGGCGAGCAGGTAGTCGCGCAGGCGGTCGGCCTTTGCTACGCGCGCCTTTAGGCGCTTGTCCATGTCGTCGCGCGCCGCCTTGATTGCCACCGCCTCGGCTTCGAGGTTCTTGATGAATGCCGCGACAGCGCGCACCTTTTCTTCGAGGTCGCCGCTGATCGCGTCGAGCGTGTCTTGGAAGGTCTGGTCGTCGAGGTCCAGCGCTTCGAGCTTCGACAGGTCAGCGCGGAACGCCGCGGCGATCTCGTAGAGGTTGCTCATTGCATCGCCCCCTGGTGCTCGGCGCCGTTCACCGGCGGCAAGCCGCTGAGGCGCCGCTGGATGCTCCTGAAGAACCGCGCCGGCAGCTCGTCGAGGTTCTGCACCCGGTAGGCGCCGCAAATGCGGTCGATGGCTTCGCGGTCGGCCAACTTGCGCAGCTCGGCAAGCTGCGCCGGGCTCATCAGCTCCACGCCGTCTTCGTTGAAGCGCGGGGCGGTGCTGGGCGCCGGCTCCGCGGTCGCGCTGTTGAGCCAGCCGAGCATCTTGTCGCCCGTGTCAATGCCCGGCGTGAACAGTTGGCCGTCGAACAGGCGGGTGCGGTCCTTCGTTGCCTGGGCCACGTGATGCGCGTCGATCTCGAACATCACGGTGAACTCGTATTCGATGCCGTCGCGCATCACCGGGGCCATGCCGACCTTCTTTGGCACCTGCCTGCCGCGGCTGTCGGTCTCCAGCACGTACTCGGTTTTCGAGCGCATCGTTGCGATGACGTGGCACGGGCTCTGCAGCATCGCTTCGACCAGTGCGTTGTGGCCTGGGGTTACCTGACGCCACGCCGCGAAGTTGTTGGTGCCGCGGTCGGCCAACTTGCCCTGCTTGTCCAGGCTGCCGCCTTCGCCTGCCCAGGCATGCGAGAGGCTGTCGATGATGATGGTGGTGTAGCCGGCCTTCTCGAACTCGCGGATGGCCTGCACATAGCGCTCGGGGCTGTATGGCGGCCCCAGCTCGATCACGTCGAACTCGCCAAGGTCTTCGTACAGCTCGGCAGAACCGCGTTCGGTGTCGATCACGCCCACCTTGCCGCCGGCCGAAAGGCCGAAGGCAATGAGCAGCGCCGAATAGGTCTTGCCTGCGCCACTCGGCGCTGCGATGCCAACGCGCATCTTTGCGCGCCTCCGTTGTGCTTTGCGGATTTCCATGTGTGACTCCTATCCTTTTGGTAGTCGAGACGGGCGCACCTATCCCGCGGGCAGGTGCGGGTTAGGTCTTCGCGTTGGCCGCGTTCACCTCGCTCGCGGCGCGGTCTCGAATCTCGGCCGCAACCTCGAACACGTCAGGCGCCTGCATCTCCTGGCCGGCGAGCTTGAGCACGGCCCGCGTCATGGATGCGGCGATGGTGGTCGCGGTGTCATAGAGCTTGTCGGCGTCGGTGGCCTCGATCAGCTCCGCAGACACCAGCAGCCCCAGCAGCTCGCGAATCGTCGCACTCATCGAGAGCAGAGAGGCTGTGTGGTACACGGCCAGCGTGAAGGGCTCGCCGTGGGTCTTGAGCAGCGCCTCAAAGGTTGGCGTCATGTCACAGTACACGGCGCGCACCTCCGCGCCGCGGTCGTCGTTCTCTGGCATGTTGGCTCCTGTCCAGTCCCAGCCCACCACGGGCCGGTAAGCGAACTATACTGCCAAAATGGTAGCAAAAGCAAGCGGTGCAACCAAAACAGTCGCAAAACTCGCCAAAACAGCCAAATCAGGCCATCCAACAGCGGCGGCGCCGCCTACTCCGGCTGCACCAGCCCGAACCGCTCGAAGTCGGCCCGTATGCGTGCTTCGGTGGGCATGAACACCCGGCTCAGTGCGTCCTTGAGGCGGTACTCGGCCCGCATCACCGTCGTGTGGCTCACGTCGAGCTGCCGGGCGAGGGTTCGCAGGGTGGGTGTGCCGGGCTCACAGTTGGCGCAGTAGCGGCGCAAAACGGGCTCCAGGGGCACGCGCGAGCCTTGGAGGCAGTCGCGCACCTCGGGGAGCGCCAAAAGCGCCCGAATCGCCCGTTCCTTGGCCGCGCCGCGGGCAAAGAATGCCGAAACGTAGTCGGCGCCGTGCGGCTGCTCCAGCCGGCTCACGTAGCGGCGAATGAGTGCCCCCTGTGCGTGCCAGTCGCGCGCCACCATGCCGCGCGCTCGGCCGCGGCCGGTCGGCGTGAGCCACTGCGCGAGCGGCGGCCGGGCCATCACCGGGTAGTGCTCGATGTCGAACGCGAAGCGCAGCGCCGCGTCGATGCTCTGGAACAGCGCGCCGTCGGCAACCTTCGTCAGCTCGACCATCAGAAGCACGCCTTCACTGCGACGCGCACGGCGTCGTTGCCGATGGCGGCAACCGTGGTTGAGCCGGCCGACGATCCGATCCCCCTCGTCGTCAAGGCGGCCTCGATGGCGTCGGCAGCGAGGCGCCGCACAACAGCGCTGAGAATGCGCGCCGACGAATCGGCGTCCAGTGGCGTTTCGGCGATGGCTTGGCAGATGAGGTCTACCGGCTCGTCGCTCATGGCGTCACGGCCTCCACGTTGAAGCCGCCGCCGTCCTTGCGGATCAGCCAGCAGCGAAAGGGGAACGATGCTGCGGCCACCTTGAGCTTCACGCGCGCGTCGTCGCGCATGAAGCCCTTGGTTTCGCGCAGCTCAAGCACGCCGTCCGCGGCGAGCACCGCGAAGTCCGGCGTGTAGCGGCAGTCGTCGCCGAGCTTGAGCGTGATGCCCTCGAAGCGCCACCACAGGATGAGACCCTGGCGCAGCTCAAGGTCAAGCTGCGCAGCGTAGGCGCTTTCAAGCTGGTTCATCCGCGGCTTCGGCAGGGCGCCGAGGCCGGGCTTCGCCTTGCCGCCGCCCGCCGGCAGCAGCAGCCCGAGGTCTTTGGCGCGAATCGGCTTCACGCTGCAGCACCTAGCAACTCGTGCTGCACCTCGCGCAGCAGCTCGCGCTCGGGCCAGAACGTGCGCGCCCACAGTTTCGTTCCGATGGTGTGGATGCCGTACTTGCCGCGGTGGTGTGGGTAGCAGAGCGGGATCGTGTCGAAGTCGCTGGCGCGCATGCGCCCGGTGCCCTCGCGCACGTGATGCACCTCGGCTGGCGTTTCGCCAAGCTGCAGCTTGCGGCAGACAATGCAGCACATTGCTGCGACGCGTCCCATGTGACGCTTCTCCGCTTCGGTGCTCATGCCAGCTTGCGCTCCGCAATCCAGTCGAGCAGCCGCCGCGCATTCACCCGGATGATGTGGCCGCGCGGCCCGTAGTACAGCGTTTCTCCGCGGGGCATGTCGCCTGGGCGCTTGGCGCCGGGCGCGAAGTGCAGCTCGACCGCGCTGAGGCCCGCCCGGATGGCCGCTTCAGCTTGCGCTCGCATTTGAACCGCCGCGTTCACGCCGGCACCTCGTAGCGCTCGCGCCAGTCGCGGTACTCGGCCATCAGCCGGCGAAACAGCGCCGCAGCCTGAGCGCTGTGGTCCAGCTCGCGGCGGCTGTCCACCCGGCAGCGCTTGCGCATGTACTCGGCCGCCATCTCGGGGCCGCTTTTGGCGCGATCTACCAGTCCGTCGCGGGCCAATGAGGCGAACCGCTGAAAATCCTCGGTCGCGCAAATGATGGCTGCGTCGCGCGCGAGAGCACCGCCCTTGCTGGCTTGCGAGCAGCCCGGCGCATGATGATCCTTCGTGCCCGACTTGCATTCGAGGCACAGCCACCGCTCGGCGCCCGCGGGGCCTTTCGGCGGCTCCTGTGCGGCCTGCACCGGCTGTTCGTCGTCGCCGATCTCCACGAGCACGCACGCGAGGCGCTGGCCGGCGGTATTGCCCTTGCGGACGGTCATAGCGCGAAAGGCTTCGAGGTCGGAGGGGTCGGCCAGCCAGAACGTCACCTTGCAGCCGCTGTTGTGCGACTCGCTCCAGCCGGCAAGCTGCACCTCGCCTTGAAACGTCGGCTGAACGTTCACCGATGCACCTCCTGCGCGTGCGGGCGCTCGGTGATCGCGACCAGCGCGACGAGCGGGCTGATGAGAAGCGCGAACAACACGAGGGCGCAGAACATGATGCGTTTCATCGAACGATCCTCCAGTGGGGTTGCATGCGAGCGTGACTGCGCACGTCGCGGCTCTTGTTCCATTCGCCTGTGCGCTCGATGAGGCCGCGACGCGCCATCAGCAACGTCACCGCGCCCCAGGCGTTTGGCGACGGCGGCGCCTTCAGGCCGCACAGCAGCGCGAAGTCGCGGGCGCCCTCGAACAGCGCCCCGCGCGATCCGGCCTGGCTGAAGAACTGCAGCGCCAGCGCGATGGCGCGGTCCTGCCATTCATCGCCGGCATTGCGCAGCACTCGCGCGCAGTCGAGGTCGCGCGCCTCAACCGACCCTTCGAGATCAATACGCAGTTGGGTAGACATCCTCGATACGCTCCAGCGCTTCGGCGACGTGCGCCATGTGGTTGGTGGCAACAGCCTTGGCGGGCGGCTGTTGGCGGCCCTCCATGGACGTGATGAACGAGCCCAACATCACTTGGGCTCGATAGACCCAATGCCGGTATCCCTTCACGGGGCGGCGCGTGCCGTCCGGCATGTGGACGCAGTTGCTCGGGTCTAGGTCGTAGCCGTGCGTCGCAAGGCGTGTCCATGCTTCGCGCATGCGCTGCTCGTCCTCGGCGCCGGTGCGCAGCCGCGAGAAGTAGCGCAGGCCGATGACGATCTCGTTGGTGAGCGGCCCGTGCGCGCGGTTCATGTGGTCAGTGATCGACGGCCACAGCAGCGACGAGGCGCCGAAGTGATACGAGCAAAGCCACTCGCCGCCGTCGCCCACACTGCCCGCCAGCAGGCAACCGTGCGCCGCACAGTTGTGCGACAGCGGCCGGCTACTGTCCGCATTGGCGGCGCTCGCCTTGTCGGGCACGAGTCCCTTGAAGCCCTTCATGCCGCAGCCCCTTCACGCTGATCGTGATAGCGACCCTCGGCGACCTTCACGAAGTTCGTCGGCAGCATGAGCCAATCGAAGTCGGCGCGGAACGCGCGCTGACCGGCTCCGCGAGGCGGCACGCGGCCCATGAGGAAGCGCGAGCGCTTCACGTGCGCGAACAGGTTGCGAAAGAACTGCAGCCCCTCGGCCTGCGGCAGCTTGTCCGCGGCGCATACCTCGCGCCAGCGCGCTTGCACGTAGCGGCGGCGCGAATCGTTGAGCACCGCCACCTGCGGCAGCTCTGGCAGCTCCGCGGCGTATGCCTCGACGATGGCCTCGTAGGGGCAGGGCGGCACCTTGTAGCCATCCACCTCGCCTACCGCTGCGCGCACGATGTCGCTCAAATCCGCGACCGCCGGCGCATCGTCAGCCGCCTGCGCGTCAGAACCCTCGCGAACCCTCGCGAACAGTCGCGACTCGGTTGTCAGCTCGGGCAGCTTGGACTTCGAGGGCTTGTCGATCTTCTGGTGCAGCAGCCAGTTCGTGATCTGGATGTAGGTGTTACCTTCGATGCGGTAGCGCGCGATGCAGTCCTGCGATTCCAGCTCGTCGAGCCAGCGCGGGATGAGCGCCTTCGCGTCGTCGTCGTAGGGGTAGAGCTTGCCGGCGATGAGATCGGGATGCCCCCGAAGCCGGCCCTCGTCGTCGGCCATCGTGAACAGCAAGATGAAGCACAGTCGTGCCTCCCTGCTCACGCGGCCCAGGCTCTCCGATTCGGGCAGCTCGGGCTTGATAGTGCGAATGCGAGGCATGGCCTACCCCGCATCAAGCTGCTGTCGCGATAGCGGCGGCGCGCTCTGCAAGCCCTTCGGCCTCGCGCGCCAGCTCGCGCACCTCTTCCGGCGTGCCCGCGCGCTCGGCGCGCGCCAGCGCTTCGCGCGCCGAGCGCAACGCACTCTCTGCGCGCAGCTTCTGGATTTCCGCGCGCTTCTTCTTCAGCTCGACAGCCGGCAGCATCAGACGGTCCAGGGTGAGCACGTTGCCGCTGGCCGCAATGAGGCGATGCGCGAGGTTCGCGCTGGGCCGCTTGCGGTAGTTGACGATGTGTTCGAGGTACTTCACGCCCACCTGCTTGCCGTGTTCGTCTACGCACTTGGCAGCAAGCGCCTTGACGGCTTCCCTGCCGTACTGCTCGCGGTACTCGAAGAGGTCCATGTGTTGTCGTGTTCCTGTGAACTAGGGGGTGTCGGCGACCGCCTTGTGCGTGGCAGGTCGCAGTAAGCGATAACAAAAAGGTAGCGAACAGGCAGAGAGTACCGGGTTGCGGCAAGAAAGGCAACACGGCCAGGGCAATCCCTAGAGCCGCACGCGGACGATGCCTTACCTATGTGCGTGGCGTGATCTCGATGCGAACGCAAGCGCCGCGGCGCGATCTCGGTATAGGTGCGGTAGTTGCTACCAAATCGCTTGCGCGTGGTAGCCATTGCGCAAACGCCGGTAACTCATTGGTGACTAATACCGCTGTAAGCGCGGCTTACCCGATGCCACAATGCACGCACCCGCCCGACGGGTGCCGGCTACCAATTAGGTTGACATGAGCGGGCATAGCAACCATATTGGCACCAGTAGAAACCCGGCACCCAAATGCCGCCCGATGCGCTACCGCGTGTCGATCAACTTCACGGGATGGACTAGCAATGCGTACCCAAGCAGTTAAAGAACCGTTCAATGTCGCTCTCGTGAGCGTCAAAAGCCGTCCCGTCAAACGGAGCCCCGGGAGTGCTGCCTTGGCCTCAGATAAGAGCATCTACGACATTCGATTCGAGAACTTCCAGCTACTGTTCTCGGCCTTCAAGGTAAAGCTCAAGCGTGACTTCCCCGGCGAGCCGGATCGAGGCATGCTGCGCAAGTTCGCAAGCCGCGCCGGCCTCGACGAGCGCTATGCGAGCCACCTGAATGTGCGTCGCAAGACAGTGGGCAGCAACACGGCCCGCTCGATGGAGACGGCGCTCGGCTTGCCGGTGAACTTCATGGATCACCCGCACCCCGAGCTGGGCGAGGAAGCGGTCATTGCGCTGTTGGAGGGCCGCAAGCCTGAGCTGCGTCAGGTGCCTAGCCAAGGCGCGATGCCGGGGCTTCCCGACCTAAGCACCGACAAGGGCCTGGAGACCTTCGTCAAGGCTGCGGTGGACGTGTACCGCTGGAGCCCGGAGCGCGCGCAGGCCGCGATGGTTGCGCTGCTGCTCGAACGCCTGAGCAAGGGCGGTAAGGATGACGGTAACGGTTCCTGATTGAGTGCAGAACTACCATTGAAGTACCCGTCACCACTGCCTATACTGGTCGCTCGACCTGTGACGGGTGACACGCTCTAGCGCCCGTTGCGTGCAGTGGTCCGGCAGGCTCAGTCTTTGAGCCACCCAGCAGCCATGATGGTCGAACAGTTGAACAACATCAGGGCGGCACGGGCCGGCAAACGTATGGGTACGCTAGAACAGGGTGCAGCACGGGAGAACGCATTTGTCGCAATGCTGGAGAAGGTTCCGGCAGAGCAGCGTGCGGAGGTGCTGCGCGAGCTGATTACCCTGGCAAATCTTCACACGGTCCCCATCATTGACGACGAGGAACCGGAGCCGCCGGCAGCCGCTCTACTCGCGGCCTGAATCAGTGCATCGCCCAGGCGAGGCAGAGCAGCAGCACAATCCCGAGCGCCCAGGCGGCGCCGCGCGACTTCGAGCTGCCGCCACTCGGCAGAGTGCCGCCCTTCGCGGGCGGGCGCGTTTCGACATAGGAGAGACCTGCGCCGATAGCGCTGTAGGTGGCGCGCGTGCCGCGCTTCGACAGGTTCAGTGTGACGCCGCTGCCACCCAGACTCGTGCTCACGCCTGACTTCGAGAGGTTCATGCGCACGCCGGGCAACACCTTGATGCTCTTGCGGAAGCGAAAGAAGCCCATTGCTCAATCCTCCACGGCTACCGCGTTGCGGTCAACCTGCTGCTCCTGCTCGCGGTAGAGCAGATGCCACACGGCGCGGTACAGGCGCGAGCGCCACGGCACACGCGCCGTACTGTTGAAGTCGCCGTAGTCGATCCCGCGTGTCGCGTTCGCTGCCGCCTTCGCCACCGTGTCGCGCGGGGCCTCAATGCGATAGCGGTAGTCCTCTTCCGCGGTGATGGTCTCGGCGTAGGTGTGGCGACCGGCGTGGCGCAGGAAACGCTCGGCATCGCCAGGGAACCGGCCGCACACCAACATCGAGTGCTTGTTGCTTGGATGCTCGGTGATAGACACGAAACAGTCGCTGGTCATGATCCACATGAGGTACTTCCTTCGTCGGCTCGTTCGGCCGGGTAGTCGATGGCCTCGTCGCGGGCCTGTTGAATGAGGCGGTCGGCCAGCTTGTCGGTCGCCGCCTCGATGTCGTCGTCGTTGTGGCCGAGGCTGCGCAGCGAGCGCGCTAAAAGTCGCTCGCTCATTGCTGCACCAGCTCGGCCGGCACCATCACCACGTCACCCTTCTTGCTGGCGACGTAGCAGCGCATGGCGGCGACGAGGGGCTCTTTCGCAATCGCTTCGTGTGTGCCTTGCCCCTCCCACCCAAAGCGAACGGCGCGCCACTTGCCGTACCAGTCGCCGCCTTCCAGTAGCGGGCCGACCTCGATCTTTTCGCGCCCGATGATCGGGCCGCCCTGCGCCCAATCGCACCAGGGCCGAAAGTTGACCGCAAAGCGGAAGTCCGGCGTGCGCATGATCTTGAGGGCGCGCACCGGCGCCTCGACGCCGAACACCACGCAGACATCCGGGTCGCCGTCTTCGGCTTTCGCGTCAACTCCGCAACCCATGCCATGCCGGAAGGCGTAGGTGAGCCCTTCGCATGAAGGGTCGATCTGCGCGACCGCGTAGCCGAGCGCCGGCCCGGTCAGCTCGCTCGTCTTCACTTCGATCATCGTGCTCATGCTGCGGCTCCCTGTTCACGCGCAGCCATGCGGCGGTCGAAGTCGGCCCACATTTCGACGGTGGCGACGAATTCGCCGTTCAGCAGAAGACGGACGGCGTAGGCGTGCGAGGACTCCACGGTCAGGTCCGGCCGATGTTTCGCGATCCACTCGCGCACAGCCGGCATGGCTTCGCTCATCTTCATGCGCGCCTCCTGCAGATCGGCTTGCCTGCGGCATCGAGCCGAGGCGTGATGGAGGCGCCCATACCGAACAGGCCGGGCGTCACAAGGTACTGGCATCCGGTGAGCGCATCGGTGCGCGGCGTGAAGCCGCTACGCCCACCCGGCGGGTCGCTGTCGTCGCGCGGCGTGCACGAGTCGAGCGTCAGCGAGATTGCAAGCAGGGCCACGATAGGCCAGAGGATCGGGTGCAGCTTCATTGCAGGGTCTCCGTGGTCTCGCCGGTCTCGTGCTCGGCGTAGGCATCGAACGGCCACGCATCGGCCGGGGCCGGCGCATGCGCTCGCACGGTGCCGTCGGGCGTGCGCGGCAGGCGCAGCAGCTTCCCGCAGGCGGGGCAGTAGTGGTGGGTGCAGGTCGGATCGGCCTCGAAGTCCGCCCGCGCGTCAGCGGGCAGGGGTTGACCGGTGCCTTCGCAGCGCTGTGTGGTGTTCACAGAATCCTCCCGAGTCGGTCTTGCACTTCCGTGCGCAGCAGCCCGAGCGCTTCACCATCGCGGCCTGCGCGCAACAGCTCGAACGCGCGCTGCACGAACTCGTCGCTGCAGGTTGCGGAGTAGTCGTTGCGCCCCTCCAGCTCTTCCGCCAGCTCTTCGGTGCTGATCTCAGACAAGTCAACTTCAACTTCCGTTGTGACGTAGACGCGGGTCATGTCAGAGCCCCCGCGGCGTGATCGGCGCGAGGGCCTGAGCGATCAGCGGGTGAACGGCGCCCGTGCCGGGGTAGTTGGCCGGATCGTTCGCGCCCTCGGCGTCCTCCAGCGCGGCGCGCGCGTCGGCAAACGCCTTGAACTCGCCCAGGCCGGGCCGGCTCATCGGTACGCCGTGGCGCTCGCAGTGCTCCAGCAGCCCGCGCAGGGCATCGCGCAGCTTCGGCGCCGCGGCGTACAGGCTCGCCAGCTCGCGGCTTTCGGCATCGTCGGCCGGGCCGGTGAGTGCCATCACGTCGCCCGTTTCGGCGCACAGCACAGCCGCATGCCTCTTGCCGTTGCCGAGTTCACAGGTCGGCAAGGGGTTGCCGCGCGCGGCCTCTTCGTCGTTCGTGGCGCGCACGGTGCAGAGCGCCATGATGCCGCCGTCTGGCAGCGTGGCGTGGATGGTTGCGGTGCCCACGTATGGGCGGCGGGTCGGTCTGGTCATGGTTGGCTCCGGTGAACAGTCGAACAGTCAGAAGGGCGCCGAGTGGCAGCGCGCGGCGCGCTCGCGTCGCAGCTCGCGCAGGTGGCGCCACTGGCGGCGCAGCTCGCGCCAGCCGGCGCGCAGCGCGGCCCAGGCGTCGCGGGCGGCGCTCATGCGGCTGCCCCTTTGGCGCGCGCAATGGCAGCGCTGGCGGTGCGCTGAATCTCGGCGAGCGTGTTGGCGGTGGGCGCGGCGGGGCGCAGCGAGGCGTCGGCGCGGAACGCGGCGCGCAGTGCCGCCTCGGCCGGCGGGAAGATGCGCTCGTGCGTCGCGGTATCCGCCACCAGCGATGCCGCGTCGGCGGCGACGGCCGCGGCGTCGTAGGCTGACGGCGGCGGCGTCATCCTCCCGTCGCGCACATCGAGCAGCATTTGGGCGAGCGTGAGCACCGTGGCGATCAGCAGCGGCTGATCGGCGTTCGCGATGGCCTGGGCGAAGATGCCCAGGCGACGATCATTCGAGGTCATGAGGTCTCCCGTGATGTGGTGGGATCAGACGGCGGCCAGCTCGCCGGAGAACTTCGCAACGGTCTTTTCAACCCATGCCAGCGGGTCGCGCAGCACTTCGGCCGCGTTGCCTTCTTCGGTCATCGAGACGGCAGGCAGGTAGAGCGTTTCGCCGGGCAGCGCCAGCAGCTCGCGCACGCGGGCCACGTAGGCGGGGCTCTCCACTGCGCCGTAGCGGCTACCGCGCAGCGTTGCCCATTGCCCGTCGAAACCGTGCAGCAGCTCGGATGCGCCGTAGAACAGGCGCCGCGCCGCAGCCACATCCGACAGCAGCCACGCGGCTGTCGCTAGGTCGAGCGGTGCCGTGTTGATGCGGCAGCTCACGATGGAGGCCCGCTCTTTGGCATCCAGGCCGGGCGCTCGGCTGTCGCAGCCCATCACGCAGCCCACCTCCAAGGAAACCGGCCGCACGGCGGCCAGCGCCATCACGGCAGCCAGTGCGGCCACGCCGCGCGTGCGCATGTCCTTCGCCTTTACGCCGCCGGAACAGGTGAGGTCAACGAACACCGACAGGGGCGCGCTTTCGTCGCCCTGCGTGGCCGGTGTGCGCATGCACTCGGGCTCGCCCGCCAGCGCCTCGGGCACCACGGGGTAGCAGCCCGCCACGTCCGCCACATCCACCCAGCGCGAGGTTTCGAGGTTCAGCGCGAGGCGGCCCAGCAGCGCCTCGGCATCGCGCACAGCGGAATCGTTGCCGGCGCGAGCGTATTGCAGCGCCTTGGGGCCGGTGGTGCTGCCGTAGAAGCTGCGAATGTCGTGAGCCTGCACTCGGGTGCAGCGGTTGCTCTCCAGCCAGTCGGCCAGCTCCGCGGAACTGTCGAATTGCACCCGGTTGATGGAATCGTCGCGATACATGATGGCTCCCGTTTTGGTAGTCGTTGCGGGCGTGCTTAAGCAACCATCGCCCACTGCTGCGCGCTCATCCCCTTGCGCAGCACCAGCTCGCGCACCGCGGCCACTGGCAAGCCCTGGTCGAGCAGCGAGGCGCCGTAAATCGTGGCGCGCGGGGTCACGTGCACACCCTTGACGCCCTTTTCCGCCACCTTGCGGCGGAACGCCTGCACCTCGCGCACCCACTCTTTGCGGGCGCACAGTTGGGCTTCGAGCGCTTCGTCAATATTCCACTCCACCATCACGAAGCGGTCGAGCGTTGCTGCGTCGAGCTTCATGCGGCCGGTGAACTCGGCGGTAGCCCCCAGGCCCGTCGTATTGGCCGCGGCCACGATCACGCAATCCGGGTGCCGTTCAATCATGCCGTCGGGGAACGCCATCACACCGTTGGCGAGCGCCGCATTGAAGGCGACCACGGCCTGCGCCACGCTGCCGTCGATCTCATCGAACAGGTACACCCCACCGCTCTCCCAGGCATCCCTGAAGGGTGTGCGCACCAGCTTGCCGTGGGCATCAACAAAGCCCGTCAGCTCATACTTCGTCGAAAGCGCGCCGTTGCAGTAGAAGCCCAGGCCCAGCGCCTTCGCGGCATTGCGCGCTGCCGTGGTCTTTCCGGTGCCCGGGGGGCCGTAGAGCCACACGTTCAGGCGGTGCCCGTCCGGTTGCTTCGCGGCGCACAGGTGCAACAGGGTCTCGAACTTCTCATGCTGCGCGCCCTCTACCTTGAACGTGCCCCGCTCGCTGGTCACGTTGAGGTCGCGCGCCGGAATCGCCGCCAGCCTCGCCTCCACAGCCTCCAGCAGCAGCGCGCCGCGCTCGTTGAGCATCGGTTCCACAATGCCGCGCACCTCGTCAGCGTCAAGCCCGGCTTTGCCTGTCGCCAGCAGCTCAGCGAGCAGCGCAGCCAGCTTGCCCGCGGCATCGGCCGGGTTCGCTGCCGGCGGCGTGGCGGCGCGCTCCTGTGCAACCGCGGGGGCCGGCGTTGCGGCGGGAGTCGGCGCGGCAGCGGTCGGCGCGGGAATGGCGGCAAGGTGGGCCGCGGAAGCCGCCTCAGAGAGCCCCAACACGGTCATGGCAGTGCTCACGAGGTCGTCAACCGGGCAGGCGCGGCCTTCGCGAGCGCGCTTCTCGCGGGTGCGGCCGGTTTCCTCGGCGGCCTTGCGGGCATCGAAGGCGCGCGAGGCGCCGGGCACAAACTCGAAATCTGCCGGGTCTTGCCCCGCGGCCTCAATCGCCGCGAACAAGTCGGGCGCCGGCCGGGCCGCCAGAATGAGGCGCATTTCCGGCAGCGTCACGCGCTCCCAATCGGCTTTGTAGCCCAGGCGAGCGAGCAGGGCGGCGGTACCCTCTTTGCCCAGGTTCAGGAGGTCAAACTGCGCGGTGGTGGTGGTCATCGTCGCGGTGCTCATGGTGGGTTGCGGTTCCTGTTGTCTGCCCGGCGCCACTGCGGTGCCGTTGGGGTGTATTGTGTACCAAAAAGGTAGCTGCAACCGCTATCTAACAGTCTATTTTATAGGGGTTTACCCCTAATTTTGGCTTGGAATTGAGGTGAGGCAAGGGCCCCAGAACAGCCAAAACAGCCGAAACGGTAGTTTTCGGCCCCACAGGCTCACCAGCCGAGCCGTCCGGCGCATACCGGGCCAATTCCGCGGGCAAGGCTGTCCGCGTCGGTGAGCGGCCGGGCGCACACCGAACAGTGCCCGGTCAGCCGGCCGTGTCGTTCCGCTGCGCTGGCTGGCGATGCAGCAGCCTCGACGATGGCCGCCTGATCCTCCAGGCTGCAGGCCATCGAACGATGGAACGCGCCGCCGGTGATCTTGCCAAGGTACGTGCCGCCGCGCGTGACGTACAGCGCGCCAGGGTTCTTGCCGCCGGGTTTTGACGGCTTGAATGTGAACACACCGAGCTGCAGCTTTGGCCGCTGCAGGCCGCTTGCGCGGGCCGCCTCGAATGCGCGCTCGATGGCGCTCACGTCCACGACGGGCGCCGGGTTGCGCGCCTGCTCGGCTTCGCGCTGGAGCTGGCGCTGGATCGCTTCGAGCTGCCGCGCGGTGAGGGCGCCGTAGTTGCGCAAGCCGAAGCGCAGGCTGTCGGCGAACTGCGATTCGCTGCGCGACAGCCACGCAGCTTCCGCCGGGTGCTCGGCGGCCCACTGCGCCGCAGCAGCTTGGCGCGGGCTTCGGCGCTGGATCGGCACGATGAGCTGACTGCTGTAGGTCGTCGTTTGCATGATTAGCTCCCGAAAAGGTAGTCGATGCGGGCGCGCAAAGGCCGGGGCGCTTACTTCGGCTCGGGCAGTGCGTTGGGGTAGTGCTTGGCGATGATTCGGTTCAACTGCTCGACCAGATCGAGGCGCTTGAACCGGACGTGTCCGGCGCCATTGCGGAAGCACTTGACGATCATGTAGTCGTCGGCCGCGTCCGGGTCGCTCTTGCTGCTCACCTTGTTGAGCAGCGACCACCAGCCGCCGCGATGGTCCGGCTCAGGTTTTCCTTCGAGGACGCGGAACACGCGCGTCAAGTCGTCCAGCCTGTCGCTGGCGCGGTGATTCAGACAGCCAAGGCTTTCGCCGCTCGAACCGTAGCGCCCAGGGATCACTGAGCCGCGCAAGCACTTGATGACAATGCGCTTGCCGAATTTCTGCGGCAGGTTGGTCTTGTAGTCCCAGGCCAGATGCCGGAACACCTCGACGACGCCGCGCTCGAAAATGTCGCTGCGGCTGTCGTGCAGCATCTTGAAGGTGCTGCGAATGTTGGCGTCTGTCAGCTCAGGGAAGTCGCCCTCGCTGATGGACTTGTCCCAGGTCTCACGCGCTTTCGCATCCATGAGTGAGCGCATGCCGCTCTGCGCCATGAGGTACTGCCACGCGGCCGCATCGACACCCACGCGCAACAGCCGCTCCACCTCGGCAACGTCGCGCGCCTCCATGTGCCAACGCCGGCCGCGCCAGTCGTTGCCCAGGTAGCAGTCGGAGATCGCGCGCTCGCCGCTGTGTCCGCGGCTGAAACTCGTGCTGATCGTGAAGCGCGGCATGCCCAGGTGCCCGTCGCCAGCGATCATTGCGGCGTCGCGGATCAGCTCGACGGCCTGTAGCAGCTTCGCCATTACCGCCGCCCGTTGGTTGACGAGGTTGGCGATGCTGACGCTGGGAACGATGTCGGTGCTCATGCTTGCTCTCCGGCGGTTGTTGTGATGGCCGCGCGCACCTCATCCAGCCAGCCGGCGATGAGGGCAGCAGGCCCGGTGCGGCGCGGGTCGCTTTCGAGGATGGCGCTCATACTGGCTTCGAGCTTCAGCAGCGCCTGCAGCAGCTTGGGAGCAGCCGCGATCAGCTGTGCGTTCGCAAGTTGCTCGGCGGTCCATTGCTCGCCGTTGTGGCGCAGCGCGAACAGCCACTTGCCGCCGGCAGTGATGACGCAATACTCGTTCGCGTCGCCTTGCGAACGGACTTCCCACGGCCCCGGGGTGTGCTTGGTGTTCATGCTTCATCCCCAGTGGTACGGCCGGCGGCGCTCACCGCACCCACCTCACGAGCGCTCGCACGTCGTCGAGCGTCACGAAGGGCGGCAGGTCGGCCGTGTTGCCCTCGTCATCGTGGTCCAGCATCACACCCACACCCGCCAGCGTTCGGCCGGCGAGCTTGAACATGCGCACATGCTCGGGCGCGCGCAGCAGCCCCTCGTCATCCACCCACAGATCAACCAGCGGATGAATGCGCGCGAGATCAACCGTCACGCAGTCGATGCGCTTGTAGAGCGCCTGCAGCGTCAGGCCCTCGCCGTCTGCCGTGATGCTTTCTTCGGTCACGGCCTGGTTCTTCGGGTCGATGACGATGCAGCGATATACCCGGGTGAGAGTTTCAGTGTTCATGGTGGCTCCAGTAAATGCGGCTATGCCGCGGGGTTTAGTCAGCGCTCCAGGCTGGCGGTTTGCGCAAGGTCCGGCGGAATATCGCCGCCGCGCTGCAGCTCTGCCAAAAAATCAGCCCATGCGCCTTGCGTGTCGGCGAGGTAAACCAGCCGGTCGCCCGCGCGCACGCGGCGGCGGGGGAGGTTCGGGTGGGCTTGCCAGAACGCGCGGCGCACCTGCCGCTGCGTCGTGTACGTGGGTGCATTCATGGTCTTCCGCTCCTGTGTGTTGGGCGGCGTGGGAAGCCCGCCCTGCCGCAAATATACCAAAAAGGTAGCGGCTACCAAGTCACTAGGGAAAACACCTATCGCGAGCACTCTGGAGGTCTCGCGAAGGTTCGCGAGTGCTCTGGATGCTTTCTCCAACGGTTCCCGAGCGCTTGCGGGTGATGAGCCGTGGTTCCTGCGGCGACCTACGCGATGTCACACCCCTGATGCGCTCCAACTCATTGACGTAGAAGGAGTTTCTACCGAGCCCGGTGCATGCTTCGCGAATCCTCGCGAGCATTCGTGAAGCCTCGTTGTAGGACCAAGGAAGGGACCAAGGAGGGGACCATTGAGTACCTTCAGCCTGACGGCTTCAGGTACTTGCCGGAACGGCTCGCGCCGTTGCCGGCGCTGCACTGGCGGCACCGGAAGGTAGCGAAAACGGCTTGCAAGTAGCCGCCAATGCGTCCACAATGGTTGTCCCGGTGGGTGCATTGCGTGGTGCCGTGCGCTGTCTCCCGCGGCCTCGCGCGCCGCACCTGCCGGGGCCGTTCAACCGTTGCCCCAGGAGCCCACGTGGTCGCAACAACCAGCCAAGAACTCATCGCTGAGATTCGGGGTATTACCCCCGAGATACTCGTTTCTTTCAGCCGCGGCAAAGATTCCATCGCAACCTATTTGCGGGTTCGCGAGAAATTCGAGAATGTCGTGCCCTATACCTACGAGGTAGTGCCTGGGCTCGAATTTGTCGAGGAATCGTTGGCCTATTACGAAAAACTCATGGGTCGGCGCATCATTCGGTTGCCGTCGCCAGGATTCCCGCGGCTGCTGAACAACCTCGTGTTCCAGCCGCCCGACCGCATCGAGCGCATCGAGTACCTGCGCATGCCCGAGTGGTCGCACGACGACCTGCAGCTTGCGGCCTGCGACGACGCGGGGCTCGATTACGACACGGCCTACAACGCAGTCGGCGTGCGCGCAAAGGACAGCGCCATGCGCGCGCTCATCATCAAGAAGCACGGGCCGGTCAACCACGTGCGCCGCATCTTCTACCCGATCTTCGACTGGTCGAAGGAAGAGGTGATCGACTGCATCAAGCGCGCCGGCTGGAAGCTACCCATCGACTACCGCTACTTCAGCAGCAGCTTCGATGGCCTGTACCTCAAGTTCGCGCTGCCCATCAAGCGCTTCTTCCCGCGCGACTGGCAGCGCCTGTGCGACTACTTCCCGCTGCTGGAGCTGGAGGTGCTGCGCTACGAGTCTGCCGTCAAGCGCGGCGAGCAGCCGCCCTACATCCCGCCCGATCTCACCGCCTACGAAGGAGCCCTCTCGTGAGCCTGTTACCCAAGGATCAACCCAACCTGCTCGGCGCCGCCGGCATGTCCATCGCGCCGGCCGGCAAGCCGCTCACGGCCGGCGCCGCCAGCCTCATCGAGGCGCCGGCCGCTGAGACCGGGCCGCTTGATGAGGTGGACGGTGAGACGAGCGAAGAGGTGGCCGCGAAGCAAGCCGAGCTGGCTCGCGCCATCCTCTCGAATCGCGAGCAGCGCGAAGGCCAGAAGAAGGCCATCGAGCTGGCGAACGACACCGAGTTCTGGTTCGCCGTGTACTTCCAGACGCGCGAGCAGAAGGAAGCCTTTCTGCGCGCCATCGGCTATGGCGGCGCTCAAGACCCTGACAAGTACCTCGACGGCCAGGAGCTTGCCGAGAAGCAGGGCATCAAGCTCCCCGCGCGCCCGGCGCCGTACAAGGTCGGCCGCATCGACAAGAAGCTGGCGGACCTGACATGAGCGAACAGTTGGCAATGCAGCCGAAGCCGATCACGAACTGCGTGCCCGGCAAGGTGCACTGCGCGAAATGCGGCTTCACGCTGGTTCGCACGAATCTGTACGTCAACAGCGGCACCGCCGGCCCAGGTGGTGAGGAAACGGAACCTTGCCCGAACGACGGCAATCCGATGCTGCCGGTGACGTGGGAGCGGGAGGCACGCGAAGGCTGGAAGCTCAACGAGCAGTTGTTCGACCGAGCAATTGCCGCGGAGAAGAAAGTCGCGGCGCAGTCCCGCTTCGGCCTCACGCCGCGCCAGCACCTCGAAAGCGCGATCAAGTGGATCGACGAGCGGCGCGCCCGGTTGCACGCCACCCACTGTTCCATCCATCAGCCGTCCGCGCGCTGCAGTTGTGGCCTGCATCGCACGCTTTGCGACTTGTACGCGCTGCGTGATGTTCTGCCTGACACCGGCACGGGTGACGCGGCGGTGGCGGATGCGAGCGACAGCGAAGGTGGTGAGCTGTGAGCGCCGATCTAAGCCACATGCACGGCGCCGAGGTGCGCATGTTGCGCGAGCAGTTGGAGGCGGCCCGAGTCGAGAACGCGCGCCTTCTGCAGCTCATCAATACGCCAGAGCTGCACGACTTTGCCAAGGGCACGCGCCTCGAAGCCGTCCATCAGCGGGAACGCTGGGGTACCGAGCACGACGCCGGAAAGTCGCCTGAGGACTGGTTCTGGCTGGTGGGCTACCTCGCCGGCAAGGCCCTACATCACCACAAGGAGGCGCAGCGCCTGCAGCAGCAGCCAATCCACCCGGGAAGCTCCGACGAGGCGGCATTGCGGCACGCCGAAGAGAAGGCGCTCCATCACGCCATCAGCACCGCCGCGGCGCTGGCGAACTGGCACGCCGCCATCACCGGCACCAGCACCGTCATGCGCCCAGGCATCAAGCCGCCGGCCGCCTTGGAGGCTGCGTGACCAGCAGCGTAAGCGCCGTCGAAAAGCTGTGGCTCCAGAACAAGGAGCTGCAGAGCAAGGTCGCTGATCTTGAGCGGCGCCTCGCTGACTTGGCGGGAGTCATTCAACGCCGCAACGAGGAAGTCACACACCTCGCGCGCCTGAATGCCGAACTCAGGACCAGCCTGAACGTGCAGCGCACGCGCACATCACGCCTCACCAAGCGACTGGCCGCACTAAGCCAGGTCAAACAGTCAAAGGACAACCAATGAACAGCCGTAGCACACAACCCATTGGCCGCGCCGGGCGCCCGCTCACGCCCGCCGAGACACACGAGCGCGCTCTGTTCGTCATCGGCGCCATCGGCATCGCCTCCGTCTTCGCGATGGTCTTCGACCTTGTGCGCTGGGCGTGCGCCTTCTACGGAATCGGCCAATGAGCAGCAACCCCTTCGGATTCGGTGGCTCGGCCACCTACGCGAACGGCGGCGACCCCTCCGGCACGCCTCGCGAGCCCTCGCGAATCCTCGCGAACATTCAGGAGGCAACGGAAGCGCTGGCAAAGCTCGGCGGCCCGCCCGGCGGCTTCATGCTCATCACCCCGCGGGGCGAGCTGTTCGTCGCGCCCACCTACGACGAGCTGATGCGCCTGACCGCGCACATGCACTCGCTGCTGCGCCCATCGCCGCTCAACCACCCCATCTCCTTCTGACCATGACGCTCGCCGAATCCGTCTGGAACCTGCACCGCACGCTCGAAGCGCACAACCCGGCGCTGCTATCGCGCATCCACACGAAGCCAACCATCGAAGCGCTGCGCACGGTATGCGTCGAGTACGGCCAGCCCGAGCCACTGCCCAGCGAGCGCGTGGCCGCATGCTGCGAGCGACTGTGCGCGGCCATCGTCGAGACGGACAACCCGCCGGCGCCGGCTGCGCCGATTCAACTGGAGAAACCATGAACGACAACGCCATCGAGGCGGAAATCCAAGCGAAGGGCCTCACCGCGCCGCGCGTGACGCCGCAGGACATCGAAGAGAACATTGCGGAGGCGGTCTACATCAGCCCCGGCGATTACCTGCGCCCCGGTCACCCCGCTTCGGTGCTGACCATTTGCATCCTGGTGCTGCGCAACGGCTTCACGGTGACCGGCGAGAGCGCCTGCGCAAGTCCCGAGAACTTCGACGCCGAGCTGGGCAAGAAGATCGCGCGCCAGAACGCCATCAGCAAGGTCTGGCCGCTGATGGGCTACGCGCTGCGCGAGAGGCTGGCGACACAGCCTGAAACGGTAGCCGGGTAGTTGACACGACGCACCAACAGGCGCACACTTCCGACAGGCTGCGATAAGTCTCAACGCACTCGACGGTGGCTCCCCGAGAGTACGTTGGACCCGCAGCCGAACTACCTCCTGCGAGCGTTTCATGGCCGCGAGAAGGCCCGCCCGGTGAAAGCTGGGCGGGCCTTTCTCATTGGCGAACAGCTCGCGCAACTCGAACAGTCACCGGAGAGCATCCATGGCAACCAACCCGTTCGCGCCGAAGAAGACCGCGGCGCAAAAGCAGCAGGCCGCGACGCGCACTGGCAGCACGGTCAAGATCGCCGGCAGCAAGAACATGACGAACAAGCAGGTGAAGGCCGCCGGCACCTCGGGCTTCAGCTTCAAGGGCTCTGGCCGCAGCCAAGCCTACATCGCTGGCGCGAAGGCGGCACTCAAGGGTGGTGCAACTGCCGCCCAGGCCCACCGCGCCGGCTCGGCGGCCGACAGCGCGGCTTACACCGGCGCCTGATGCCGCAACAGCCCAAGCAGCCCTCGCGCATTCAACGCATGAGGGCTGCCGGCTACACGCCGCGGGAAGCGCGCCTCGTGTGCGACGCCTACGGCAAGCGTTTCGCACGGCAGGTGCTGCCAGCCCACAACTGCACGCCTGACGTGCTGCCGGAGCGCGATACCCCGCCGCCTCGTCTCGACTGATCGGCCTCGTGTCGGCTACCATAACGGTAGCGATACCAGATTTTCCGATCTAGAAAAGAGGCAGCACCGAAATGGCAGAGCAGGCACAGCCCAAGCCGAAGCGCAAGCGCGCGCCGGCCAAGAAGGTGGCAGGCGACAAGCCGAAGAAGCGAATGGGCCGCCCGCCATTCGAGCCTACCGACGAGCAGCGCGCGCACGTGCAGCGGCTGAAGCTGGTGGACACGCCGAACGAGCACATCGCCTCGATCCTCGGGATCGACGAGAAGACGCTCGTCAAGCACTTCGGCTACGAGCTGGACCTGTCGAAGCATGACCTGCTCGCCAACGTCGGCGCCACGCTCTACCAGAAGGCTCTCGGCGGCGACACGGCCGCAATGATCTTCTACCTGAAGACGAAGGGCCGCTGGGCTGAGACCGTCAAGCAGGAAATCACTGGCGCCAACGGTGAACCACTCGCGCCGGCCCTGCCGCCTCTGCTCATGGTGGGCTTCGTCGATGGAAGCGCAGACGACAGCGCCGATCAAGCCGCGTCGAACGCAGGCTGAGAAGCGGCTCACCGCCGCCCAGCGTCGCGAGCAGGCCGCGGCGCGGGCAGCCGCATTGGCCGCCGAGCGCGCGATGGCCGGGCGCAAGCGCACCGATGTGATGTTCCCGGCGAAGCTGCGTTTCCTGTTCCGCGCTCGCCGCTACAAGGTGGCGCACGGTGGCCGTGGCGGCGCGAAGTCATGGGGCTTCGCTCGCGCGCTCATCCTACGCGCCTACAACGGAACCACGCGCGTGCTTTGCGCACGCGAGTTCCAGAACAGCATCACCGAGTCGGTGCACAAGCTGCTGGTCAACCAGATCGACTCGATGGGCCTCACCGCTCACTTCGATGTCACGCAGACCAGCATCAAGTGCAAGCACAACGGCTCGGAGTTCATCTTCTCTGGCATCCGCAACAACGTCACCAAGATCAAGTCGATGGAAGGCATCGACGTGTGCTGGGTGGAGGAAGCGGAGAAGGTATCGAACGAGTCGTGGGAAGTGCTCATCCCCACGATCCGCAAGCCGGGCAGCGAGATTTGGGTGTCGTTCAACCCGAACCTCGAAACCGACCCGACCTACATCCGCTTCGTCGTCAATCAGCCCGACGACTGCGAAGTGGTGCAAATCAACTGGCGCGACAACCCGTGGTTCCCGGATGAGCTGCGCCGGGAGATGGAATACCTCAAGCGGGTGGACTTCGACGCCTACCTGCACGTGTGGGAAGGCCACTGCCGCAACAACAGCGATGCGCAGATTCTGCGCGGCAAGTGCTTTGTCGAGAGCTTCGAGCCGAACACCGGCGTGGATGAAGCTGGCAAGCCGCTGGAGTGGAACGGGCCGTACTTCGGCGCGGATTGGGGCTTCGCGCAAGACCCGACGACGCTGGTGAAGTGCTGGATTCAGGGTCGCACGCTCTACATCGAGCACGAGGCTTACGGCATCGGCGTGGACATCGACGCCACGCCGGCCATGTTCCAGCGCGTGCCGGGCGCCGACGAGCGCGCCATCATCCGCGCCGACAGCGCGCGACCCGAGACGATCAGCTACATGCAGCGGCACGGCTTCGGCGCCATGCGTGGCGTCGAGAAGTGGGCCGGCAGCGTCGAAGACGGCATCGCGTTCCTGCGCAGCTTCGAGCGCATCGTCATCCACCCGCGCTGCGAGCACACCGCGCTCGAAGGCAAGCTGTGGTCCTACAAGGTGGACAAGCTCACCAAGGACGTGAAGGCCGAGGTGATGGATGCGCACAACCACTGCTGGGACGCGGTTCGCTACGCGCTGCAGCCGCTCATTCGCCGCGGCTCGAACATGGGCCTCGTCGATTTCATTCGCGCGCAGGTCGTGGGTCAGCGCCAGCAACAGCCAGCGGCAGGACAGGGGGCAACGACTGTTGCTGAGGTGAAGAGCCCTGGCACCGCGCCGCACGAGATTTCGAAGCCCTGGACCAAGGCCGCGCTCGACCGGGCGCGCAACCAGAACCGATAGGAGGCCAGCATGGGTCAGTACGTCATCACCATCCACGGCACCGGCAAGCACCACAACTTCAAGCTGCGTGCCGGCGATCCCGCAAAGGGCGAGCGCGCCGACTCGCACAACTACCTCGTGCAGCGCGAGGATGGCAGGGGCTACGAGCGCACGTCGCCCGGCGATGCCGACGAGCTGGCGCGCGAAATGGTCGAGCTGCTGCGCAAGCACGGCCACGTCGTCACGCACGCCGCCTTCACGGTGGGCGGCAGCGAATCGCTCATGGGCGGCACGCTGTAAGCCGCCATCACAACGAACACCGAAAGCTACGACATGCCCGATCCTCAAGGCGGCAGCAAGACGGCCATCGACCAAGCCATGATTCAGCACGCGCTGAAGAACGTCAGCTACAGCGCCAACATCGACCCAACGCAGGCGTGGATGGGGCCGCTGCGCCCGATTCAGCCGGTGGTGCCTCCGCAACTGGCGGCCAGCGTCATCGCGCGGGCGCTCGACTACCCGGCCGGCTACAACCTGCGCCAGCGCCCGCGTGCCGGCGAGAACGTCACGTTCGAGCAGATGCGCAACCTCGCCGAGTCGTGCGACGTGCTGCGACTGGTGATCGAGACGCGCAAGGATCAAATGGAGCTGCAGTCGTTCTCCGTCGTGCCTATGGACGAGCACAGCCGGCCCGACGCGCGCTGCGAAGAGGTGGAGGCGTTCTTCAAGCTGCCCGACGGCGAGAACACATACGACCAGTGGCAGCGCATGGTGCTCGAAGACCTGTTCGTGCTTGACGCGGTTGCGATCTACCCGTGGCTCGCGCAGGACGGCTCGCCATTCCGCTTCGAGCTGATCGCGCCCGAGACCATCAAGCGCGTGATCGACGAGCGTGGACGCACGCCGCTGCCGCCTGACCCCGCTTACCAGCAGGTGCTCAAGGGTGTGCCGGCCGTGAACTACACCGCCGACGAGCTGATCTATCGCGTGCGCAACAAGCGCTCGCACCGCATCTACGGCTACTCGCCGGTCGAGCAGATCATCATCACGGTGAACACGGCCATCCGCCGCGCCGTGCATCAGCTCCAGTTCTACACCGAGGGCTCGACGCCTGACCTTCTGTTCTCGTGCCCGCCGGACTGGAACATGGATCAGGTGCGCGACTTCAACGACTGGTGGCAGTCGATGTTGCAGGGCAACACGGCTGCGCGCCGCGCCGGCCTGTTCATCCCCGCCGGCGTGGCGCCGATCAACACGAAGGACGGCGCGCTCACCGACAAGTTCGACGAGTGGCTGGCGCGCATCGTGTGCTACGCCTTCAGCGTGTCGCCTACGCCTTTTGTGGCGCAGGTGAATCGGGCCACCGCAGAGAGCGCGCAGGAGGCCGCGCTGCTCGAAGGTCTCGCGCCGATCATGAAGTGGATGAAGGGGCTGCTCGACTTCATCATCTGGAAGTATTTCGGCTACACCGACCTGCAGGTGAAGTGGGACGAGAACCGCAGCATCGATCCGGCGGTGCAGTCGGCCACCGACGACCGCGACATCCGCAACGGCTCGAAGACCATCAACGAGGTGCGCCAGACGCGCGGCCTCGATCCGGTGGACGGCGGCGACAAGCCGCTCATCATCCTGCCCAACGGCCCGGTCGAGCTGGCGACCGCGGTGAAGGTGAACACGCAGAACCTGCTGAACCCGCCGCCACCGCCGACGCCGCCCGGCGCGCCGCCTGGTCACGCCGAGCCGCAGCCAGGCGGCCAACAGCCGCAGCAACAGCCGGCGGGCAAGGGCGCACAGCAGCAACAGCCGCAAGGCCAGACCACGCAGAAGATCGCGAAGGGTGCTGCCCGCCCAAAAGCGCAACCCGCCGTTTCGCCTATTGACCGGGATCGCCCGGCCATCGCGGCGCTGCGGCGGGTGATGACCAAGACAGTGGCGAAGCGCTTGAGCGGCAGCATCAAGGCCAACGTGATCGCGAGCGCTGTGAAGGCGTATAGCCACCATGCGCAGGGCAAGCCCCAGGCTGTCGGCAAGACCGTGCGCGCGCCACGCCTGCGGTGCGCCGCCGGCTGCCGGCACGAAGGCTGCGGCGCGAGCCTCATTGCCAAGGCTGATCCGCCCGACTTCGACACCAGCGGCGACAAACGCATCGCGCAGGCCATCCTTGACCAGCTCGATCTCGGCGCCTTCGACGTGCTCACGCCTGAAGTGCAGGCCGTCATCGAGCAGGTGCTCAAGGATGCTGGCAGCGAGGCGCTGCAACAGGTCGGCATCGACGACCAGGGCATCACCGACGTGGTGAACCAGAACGCGGTGGACTACGCAAAGGATCGTGCCGCCGAGCTGGTGAGCCGCATCAGCGATAGCACGCGCGAGATGCTGCGCTCGGACATCGCCCAGGCGCTCGACGAGGGCTGGAGCAATGACGACCTCGCCGACGCGCTGGCCGACAACTACGGCTTCAGCGACGACCGCGCCGAAACCATCGCGCGCACCGAAACCGCCTACGCCGATGTGCAAGGCAACCTCGACGCCTACCGCGAAAGCGGCGTGGTCAGCCTCAAGCAGTGGATCACCGGCGACGGCTGTTGCGACGCCTGCGACGAACTGGATGGCGTCACGATTGGGCTCGACGACACCTTCAACGCCGACGGCGACGAGATCGACGGCCCACCATACCACCCGAACTGCCGCTGCGACGTGATCCCGGTGCTTGCCGACGAGAGCGACGCGGACGCAGCCGACCGGCTCGCCGGCTCGGATGACGACAGCGAAGATTGACCGCCAACCCTGAAAGGAAAGGATCATGGGAATGCACCGTGTCATGCCACCGGCCAACGGCCAAGCGAGCACCACCAGCAAGGTGAACGGCCGCACCTACACCTGCGCCGCGGGCGCCACCATCGACGTGCCCGACTTCGACGGCGACCAGCTCGAAGCGAACGGCTGGCTCAAGGCCGCAGCCGGCGGCGTGGGTTCGACCGCGCAACGCCCGAGCTACGGCGCAGCCGACAAGGGCAAGCAGTTCCACGACTCCACGCTCGGCAAGAACATCGTGTGGGACGGCAAGAACTGGCGCGACCCGACGAACGGCTCGGCGATTTAGGCTGCACGCCGAAGCGCCAAGCCACGCCTGCAGCAACTACCGAAAGGGTAGTTGTGCGGGCACAATCACATGCAAGGGACTGCTGACCGATGACGAACATTCGACTCACCCCGCCATCCGGCATCACCTCGATGCAGGCCAACGGCCGCACCTACACCTGCGCGCAGGGCTCTTCCATCTCCGTGCCGGACTTCGATGCGGCCGTGCTGATGTCCAACGGCTGGACTGTCGTGAACGCATCGCTGCTCACGGTCCTCGCGGCCAACGTGCCATCGACGGCCTACCAGGGCGCGGGCGTGGTGCTGCAGGACGAGAACGGCGTTGTGTACTCGTGGAGCGGTTCGGTGTACGAGCCGGCCTCCATCAGTGCGAACAACACGCCGCCGATGCTGCCTGTTGGCAGCCGCCGCCTGCCCATTGCGCTGGCGAACGTGCTGCAGCAGCCCGGCTACGTGAACCGGGCCGGCGTGGCGGGCGACAGCATCAGCTCGGGCATCACCGCCGCACCGGTGCACGCGAACCACGCGGGCATCACAGAAAGCCTTGTCGCGTCCAACGGCGGTCTGAACGGCGCTCTGTGCTCGACCTGCGTGCTGTTCACTGGCGCTGTGCGCACGTGCGCAACTGGCAACGGCACGCTCACCTACAACCCGACGACGAACACGCTCACCTGGGCAGCCAATGGCGACACCGCCGGCACGCCTGTGGTGTGCGACCGCACGAAGCCGGTGAAGCTGTCCTCGGGCACGCCGGGCAATGAAATCTACGTGACGATTCGGCCGAAGCTCGGCACGGCCAACAAGCTGCCGGGTGTTCTTACCACCGACACGAGCATCAACGTCGGCGCCGTCGGGAACGGCTACTTCCCCGTGCTGCACTCGGTTGCCGCCTGCTATGCGGACTGGCTGCGCGCAGACCTGCATGGCAGCTACGAGATCGTGGGCAAATGGGCCGAGAGCGGCAACTGCACGAACAACATCGTTGACCAGCTCCCCGAGATCGTGGCATCCGGCATCGATGAGCTGTTCCTCATGGTTGGCACGAACGACCCAGGCAACGGCCTCACGACAGCGCAGACGCAGGCGAATTTCCAGACGATCTTCCAGACGCTGAACAACGCCGGCATCAAGGTCTCGGTCATCTCGATCACTCCGCGCGGCGATGCGGCGAACCAGTCCTACATCCTCGGCATGAACCGCTGGCTGTCAGAGTATTGCCAAGACCCGACGAACCCGCGCCACTTGCTGCAGTACATCGACCTGTACCAGCAGCTTTGCAGCTCGACGGTTGCCTATGCGAGCGGCGCGCCTTACGACATCAACACCGCGATGTTCCGGGCCGACGATCTGCACCCGGGTGACCTCGGCGGCATGACCATTTCTGCCGGCATCGCGGCAGTGAAGAAGGACAAAACGTTGCCGGTGCGCTATGAGCATCCGAACCAGCTCTACGACGCAACGAACAACCCCTACGGCAATCTCATCACCAACCCGCAGATGCTGGTGGGCAGCACGCGCCCCGGCACGGTGGCGGGCGGCAAGACGCCAGGGACCGGCACCATCAACGGTACGGTGCCTGACGACTACACGGTCTGGAACCAGTCAGGAAGCAACGTCGTTACGGTCAGCTCGCCGTCGCGCTCGTCCATCGACGCGAGCGACACGACGCCGGGCAACTGGTGTCAGCTCGCGTTCTCGACGACCTTCGGTGGCGTCACCACGCTGTACATCCCGTTCACGCTCGCGAACATCGCGCTGCTGGCGCTCTACGAGTTCGGCTTCGACTTCGCGGTGGACAACCCGAGCCTGCTCACACGCTTCGACGCGCAGCTCATGTTCAACGGCGCCGACCGCATCTCGTGCGGCCAATACAACGGGGAGAACTGGAGCGTCGGCGCCGCGCCCACCACGTTCACCCGCCGTTTCTGGAAGTCACCGCGCTGGATGACGCCTTCGAGCTGGGCCTGGGCAGGCCAAGGCGGCAACCCGACACCCACGCAGTTGCGCGTGAACATCAACCCGAGCGCGGCGTGCAACGTCTACCTCGGCAACTTCTACTTCCGTCGCATTCGGAGCTAACCCATGATCCCAGCCACCCCGAAGATCGCTGCGCTCGACTACACCCGCGACCTGTCGCCTGCGCGACAGGCGTTGCTCGCGCGCTTCCCCTTCGTCATCTTCGATTTCGTGCTTGCGCAGCTCGGCCCGAGCGGCATCGGTGCCACGCTCACGTTCCTGCAGGCGCTGCGCAATGCCGGCGCAAAGGTCGCGCAGTACGTTGTGCTCAACGAATGGCCCGACCCGCTCACCGCCACGAGCGAGCAGTACAGCTACTGGCAACAGCTCTGCGCGCAGAGCTGGTGGGTGCAGCAGGCAGGCGGCGGCAAGACCGCAAGCACCACGCAAGCCGGCTCGAACCTCATCAACGTCACGCGCGAGACGATGCCGGACAGCCAGGGGCGCCACGTGCCGCAAGCCAAGGCGGCCTGGGACTTCGCGACCTACCTGCAGCAGCTCTTCGGCCACATCGACATGCTGTTCGTGGACAACTCGATGTTCCAGCCGCGCGCCGCGGCGGATTGGAATTGCGACGGGGTGAACGAGACGCCGCAGCAGGCCGCTGCGGCGTTCCGCACGGGCTTGGCCGACTACTACACGGCGCTGCAGGCGCTCGTGCCCGGCGTCGGAATCATCGGCAACAGCGACTGCGACACCAGCACGGCCGGCGGCTATGGCTGCAGCCTCAGCAAGCCCGAGCTGGTGGGCATGGCGCAGGGCGGCTTTTTGGAGGCGGTCGTCGGCAAGAGCTACAGCCTGGAGGGCTTCGCTGGCGTGGGCGCCGTGCTCAAGTACATCCGCAGCGCCATCAACTCGACGCGCGGCCAGCTCGCGCTCGTCGGCGCCTACGCTGATCTGACCTCGCCGGCCGGCATTCAGACCGCGCGCTACGGCCTGTGTATCAGCATGCTCGAAGACGGCTACTACGTGCTCAACGCCGCCACCGGCGGCGCGCCGCAGTGGCTCGATGAATACGACCAGCGCATCGGCGACCCCGCGGACACGCCGCAGAGCGCCCCGGCCGCCGGATTCAACGGCCTGTTCGCGCGGCGCTACACGAACGGCTTGGTGCTGGTGAACCCAACGACGGCGGCCATCACGGTGGACCTGTCGGCGCAGAACCTGCGTCGCTTCTCGGGATCGCAAGACCCGGTGACGAACAACGGCCAGCGCGCAACCCAGGTGAGCGTGCCGGCGAAGGATGGCCTGCTGCTGCTGGCATGCTAATGCCCACCCACTGACTCGGTGCGGCAACGGTGGCATCGCCCACTGTTGCCAACAGCCGAATGGTTATACACTCCGCAACTACCAAAAGGATAGCGATGAGCAAGAACGCCGATCCTCGCTTCTACGCCGAGATTTCCAAGGTCGATGATGAGCAGCGCATGGTCTACGGCTATGCCTCGACCGTGAGCGCCGACAGCCAAGGCGAGCGCGTCACCAAGGCCGCGATGGAAGGCGCCATCACCGACTACATGAAGTTCGCCAACATCCGCGAGATGCACCAGCCGTCCGCGGTTGGCATCGCGAAGTCGGCCGAGGTGGACGACAAGGGCATCTACATCGCCGCCAAGGTGGTCGATGACGACGCCTGGAAGAAGGTGAAGGAGGGCGTCTACAAGGGCTTCAGCATCGGCGGCAAGTCGATCAACAAGGTCGATGGCGTCATCAGCGCTATGCGCCTGACCGAAATCAGTCTCGTGGATCGGCCCGCCAATCCCGAGTGCGTCATCGAAGTGTGGAAAGGCGAAGGCATCGACATGAGCAAGAGCATGCAGGAAGCGCAGCGCGCAGCCGTTCTCGAACTGGCCGATCTGCTGGACAAGGGCGCAGTCGATCCCGCGGCGCTGCTGGCGTTCGCCAAGGGCGACAAGGGCGCTGCGCTCGCCGCGGCTGCGCCTGCGCCGGTTCCTGCTGGTCAAGCTGTGCCCGCAACGACTACCGAAACGGTGGCTGTCGAAGTGGCCGCAAAGAACGCCGCCGAAGCGCCAGCTCCTGCGCCCGCAACGGCAGCAGCCGCCGAGCCTCCTGTCGCTGCGCCTGCCGCTGAGCCTGCTCCGGCGGCTCCGGCGACTGCGGGAGAAGTCGGCAAAGCGGCGCCGACCGGCGACATCAAGAAGGGCATGGCGACCACGGCCCAGCTTGCGCTGCTGCTCAAGCAGCTCGCCTACCTGACGCAGAACCAGAACGACGAGGCATCGCGCGAGAAGGACAACTCAGCGGTGCCCGGCATGCTGCACGACCTGCTGGTGCAAGGCGGCAAGGCGCTGGTGGCGATGGCGACCGAAGAGGCTGCCGAGCTGGCGTCGAATGTGGACCCGGGCAACCAAGCCGAGGATCAGACCTACGTGGCGCCGGCCAGCAGCGTTGCACCATTCGGCTACAGCGACAAGCCGGGCGACATCCTCAAGGCTGTCACCGGCTTGCAGGACACCATCGCCAAGGCGGGCGCGAAGTTCTCGGCTGACACGAAGGACAAGCTCGCGAAGGCCCACGCCGCGGTGAAGCAGGCCAGCGACCACCTCGACAGCCTGAACTACAAGGGCGGCGACGACGACTGCAACGATGGCGCCGGCATGGGCAAGGCCGCCACGTCCGAGGCCATCTCGAAGATGGAGAGCCAGCTCGCCGAAGTGACGAAGCAGCGCGACGAAGAGATCGCCAAGCGCCAAGCCACCGAGGCGCAACTGTCCGACCTGGGCAAGCAGGTCGAAGACCTGAAGAAGCGCTTCGACAAGCTGCCGGCGGCGGCGCCGCGCGGTCGCCTGCTCGCCATCGCCAAGGGTGACGACGTAGGCGGCGAGCCGCAAGCGGCGGCACCGGCCTCCGCGCAGCCCGAGCCCATCCGCAAGGCGGACGGCTCCATCGACCACGAAGCCACCGCGGTGGCGGTGCTCAAGAGCGTGCACGCCACCGGCGGCCGCCCGCTCACCGGCATGCCGCTCCGCTAAACAGACCTCGACCCCAACCGCAACGCAGCCCGGCGCTTCGGCGCCGCCCTCAACCTCAAACCAGACCCCGGCGTCGTGCGCGCATTCCTGAAGTCGCGCCCTCGTCAACTACCAAAACGGTAGCACACACCTTTCGGAGAACCCGAGATGAATGCACAAGCCACTCAGGAAACGCTCGATCTGATGAAGGGCGCGCTGTCCACCCCCAGCGACGACATCAGCAAGAGCATCACCACCGGCTCCGGTCTGGTCGCCTACGACCTCCAGGCCCCGGCCAAGAACCTCTATCCGGTCTTCACGCCGCTGCGCAACAAGATTCCGCGCGTCGGCGGCGGCACGGGCACCGCGACCAACTGGCGTCAGGTGCGCTCGATCCTCGGCTCCGGCTTCGACAACAACGGCTGGATTCCTGAAGGTCAGCGCTCGGGTCGCATGAGCTACAGCACCGCGACCAAGGCGGCCAGCTACATCACCATCGGCGAAGAAGATTCGGTGACGTTCGAGGCCGTGAACGCGGGCAAGTCGTTCGAAGACTTGCGCGCCACCATGGGCATCCGCCTCCTGCAGAAGACGATGCTCAAGGAGGAAAACGCGATCCTGGGTGGCAACGCCTCCCTCGCGCTGGGCACGCCCACCGCTCCGACGCTGGCCGCCTCCGGCACCGGCGCCACGCTGCCGGCCGCCACCTACTCGGTGATCGTCGTTGCGCTCACCCAGGAGGGCTACTACAACTCGTCGCTGTCGGCGGGCGTGGCGACCACCAAGACCGTCACGGGCGCTGACGGCGCGACCTACAACGTGAACGGCGGCAGCTCGAACAAGTCGAGCAATGCCACCCAGGCCGTCACGCTGGGTCAGACGCTCACCGCAACCGTGCCCGTCGTCACCGGCGCCGTGGCCTATGCGTGGTTCGTCGGCACCGCAGGCAGCGAGACGCTGCAGGCGATCACCACGATCAACAGCGCCTCGTTCGCCGCGCCGCTGGCCGGCAGCCGTCAGGCGGCCACCGCCATCAGCGCCGATTGCTCCACCAACAGCCTGGGCTTCGACGGCCTGCTGTCCACCGCGTTCAACGCCAGCTCTGGCGCCGTGAACATCGTGCAGGCCACCGGCTCGGCCGGCGTCGGCACGCCGCTCACCAGCTCGGGCCGCGGTTCGGTGGTCGAGATCGACCAAGTGCTGCAGAGCATGTGGGACCAATACCAGCTCTCGGCCACGGTGATCTACGTGAACAGCCAGGAGCTGAAGAACATCACCACCAAGGTGATCGGCACCGGCAATGCGGCCCTGGTCCGCTGGACGCAGGAGAACGGCGGCAACGGCTCCGACCCGTTCAAGCTGACCGCGGGCGGCATGATCTCGCAGTATTTCAACCCGTTCATGCCCAACGGTGGTCAGATGATTCCCATCATGATC